TTAATCGGACGGTTGATGGTTCGAGTCCATCCGGGGGAGCTTTTCATTTCCGGCACCGCCCGGGCTGCTTGGACCGCGGTCGGGGGAGCTTCCGTTTTCAATCCATTTCACCGGCACGCCGCAAGCTAAGGCCCACGCGTTGAGCAGGATCTTGCGAGGCTCGCTACGGCCGCCTTCGGTGTTGCTGATGGTGTTTCGTGATACGCCGATCAGATCCGCCAACTCTCCTTGATCGAGGCCGCGGTGCTCGCGGGCGATGCGGAGGCGGTGGCGCACCAAGATCTCGGGCACATCACCAGCGTCATATGCGGTAGTCATAAGCCGCACTCTATGCGTAGCTGTGCAACCGTGCAAGTGTTGTGGAATGGGCTGTGGATAAAGTGTTGGTAAATATTACTAAAATTGGCTATTGCACAGTTACGAAAAAAATCCTACGGTGTGCATATGCCCACTTTTGCACCCGGCGTTGACCTGACGGTCGCGCAAATAGCAGGTCAGACGGGTATCCCGAAGCGCACCGTCATCGCTGCTATCGCTCGCGGTGCACTCAAGGCGCGCAAGCTGCCCGGCACCACCGGCGCCTACCTGGTGAAGCCAAGGGATCTCGACAGGTACCTGACCAGCCGCACAGCGACGGCGACTACGCCGTGAACGCCGTCAATGAGGCGCGGGTGCGGGAGATTGTCAGAGAGGAGCTAGCTGCTGGCCCGGTTTCGGGTGTTGAGCTGCTGTGCGCGGAAGGTTTCCCGACGGAAGCTCATCACCGGCTGCTTGACGATGCGCGGGTGCACCCCGAGCGCTACGACAATCTCGTGCGCATCATGTCGCGGCGAATATTCAGGGATGGGAACCGCGGGTATCGCTACGACCGCGGTGCTGATGTGCCGACGGCAGCGCAGATCGAGGAACTCGGGCGTGAAGATAGCGTTCGTGCTCGGGTACGCGAGATGCTACTGCGGCGGCCTGATGCCTTCGATTCTGGATTCGAGACGAATCACCGCCCCGGCCAGCGCATCGAGGATTTCCCGGATCTCTTGGAGGCCGTCGGCGCTGCTCTCGGTGATGGTGGCGATTTCATCGCGCAGGGCACTGCTGATTGGCAGGCCGGGCAGGTCCATGGCGCGGATGTGAGACAGGGATTCGATCCCACGCGCTCGCCCAGCCCTGGTGTCCAGGTACCCCCGGCCGGTGAGTTCGTGCGCCAGCACCGCCACGATCCGCAACAGCGTCGCGGTGCTGAACTGATTGCCAACGCGAGCACGAAGAAGCTGCGGGATCGACCCTACGTCGCCGGGCATGGTTCGGAGATCGTCAAAAAGCAGTTCAGCGATCTCGGTGTCAGTCAGATTGTGTGCGCCGTCGCCCGATGGTTCCGCTGTCGGTTCCACAGTTCTTCTCCTTGGTCGGTGGGTAGCGCTCCGAGCGTAGGAGAACTGGCCTCGTCCGAGGACGTGTTTCGGACCGTCCCGGGCGAGGCCAAACCAGAGAGTGGTCTCCGATGAACCGCGGCACGGTCCGGGACATGGTGCTCGACGAACTGGCCGCCGCCCGGGCCCGCCGCGCCAAATATGGCGACGGCCCGCACGTCTTTCCCGACGGCACGAAGCTGCACGTCGCGATCGAAGGCCACGTCATCGCCACCGCCACCCACGCCGCCGACAGCGTTTGGGAAGTGCGGCCACGGAACCACCACGCATTCACGGTGCATGACCAGTTCGCCGCACACGACGCACTGACCGCGCTCGGCCACATGTACCTCGCTGGAATGGCGCGCACCGCAGCCGCCCCCTGAACTGTATTCGGCCACAACTGAATACAGAAACCGAAACGCTGGTGGCGGGCTCAACCGCCAAGTATCCCCCGCCACCAGCGCCCAACTCACCACATGGAGTGGCAATGGATAACGGTACTCGCGGGCCCGATCAGTGGCTCACAAAACCCCTAGTAGCGCTCATGGCACTGGCCGCCTTGGTGGCCATGGCCATCGCGGACCCGGGCCAACCGGTGCCCGCCCCGGCCCACGGAACCGGGGCCGAGCGATGACCACAGCCGCCGTCATCGACAACGCGCTGATAGCCCGGATCCTGCACGCCGCACTCGCTGAGCTACGACGGCCGATCGACCCGGAGGCCGAGAACGGGTGGGCCCGCCTGGCATACGGACAAAAGGACAGCTGCAAGTGCGCGGCCGGGGCAATCCGGTTCGCCATCGCCTGCGAGTTCGGCCAGCCCCCGGTCGCCGACACCTTGTGGTTCTCGAAATGGAACGACGTCTGCGACGCTGTGTGCGCGCGGCTGTGCGCTGGCGCCAAAATTAGGATCAGCGAACGCCCCGGGGCCCAGGGCTACTTCGAGGGCTACGTCATCGACTGGAATGACCGCCACGTCGAGACGTTCTCCGAGGTGGAGACGGCGTTCGAGAAGGCCATCGCCATCACCGAGGCCGCCGCATGAGCGCCGACATCCTGCACCGTGCACTCACCGAAGCGCCGTCGGCGCAGAAGTTCTTCGATGCTCTCACCGCCGCTGATGGGTATGTGGCCAAGGTCGACGAGCTGGGCTACCTAGCGTCGTTCGCGCCGCCGCCAATTTACTACGGGCAGTGCGTATGTGGATCGGTGTTCGAGATCCGGCCCAGCGATGGACGAGTCGATCTGACCGGCGACGACTGCGAGTCCATCCGTGACTGGGATGACCTCCACAGCTATTGCCAGGACGGTGCCTGGTGAGAGCTGTCTTCTTCGAGTTCGAGGTGCTGTTGGGTCACGGCGAAAGCGCCGAAACCTACCCGATGCTGGTGTCTCTCGACGCGATCCGCTCGATCGAACCGTCGACCGGCGCCGGTGACCATGCCCTCGTGGTGTTGGAGGGATCGGTGACCGACGCCGACACCACCATCACCCAGTTCCGAACCGTCAAGCCGTACACAGAGATTCGGGAACTGCTGCGGCACAACGCATACACGCAAACGGTGGTCGTCCCATGCTGAATCTGAAAGCTGTCACCGCCGGGCTAGCCACGGTTGCGGCGTTGATGTCAGCGCCTAGTGCTCACGCGGACCGGGTCGATGACTATGTGGCCGCGTACGGGCAGGACGCGATCTGCCCTGTCTTGGACGAATACCCCACCAACGCGGGGATCCTCGGCATCGTCCACCATCTGGTCGACTCGGAGGGCTTCACCAGCTATTCCGCGGGGCTGGTCATCGCGCACTCGGTGCTTCTGTTCTGCCCCAAACACGTTCCCGTGCTCCGCAAGTTCGCGGACACCTACAACGGAACGAGGTCGGTGTGACCACGTTGCAATACACCGAACAGCTGGCCATCGAGTACTGCTGCTCTTGCGGGATCGCGTTCGCGATGCCCACCGATTACCAGAGCCGCCGCCGAGACGACCACAAGTCCTTTTACTGCCCGGCCGGACACTCCCAGCACTACACCGGTAAGACCGAGGAACAGAAGCAGAGAGAGCGTGCCGACCGGCTGCAGCGGCAGGTCGAGGCCCGCGAAGCCGACATTCGCCTTGAACAGCGCCGCCTCGCCAACGAGCGGCGGTCGCACGCCGCCACCAAGGGGCAGTTGACCAAGACGAGAAAGCGTGTCGCGAACGGCGTATGCCCTTGCTGTAACCGCAGTTTCGCAAACCTGGAACGCCACATGGCGCATATCCACCCCGGCTATGCGGAGGCGCGATCATGAAGGTCACAGTCTGCCCGGTGTGCCACAAGCCGATCACGTTCGACGCGAACGGGAACATCGACGCGCACAGCGACGGCACCAACGTGCGTGCGTGCCCCATGTCGGGTAGCCGATACGCCCGCAACCTTGCGGGGGTCGGCGCATGAGCGGCCACACGACTGGGATCTTGGGCATCTACACCAAGCGCGATCCGCAGTTCCTGCACCCCGGCTCAGCGCAGTGGTCGAAGATGATCACCCCGTCGAAGGTGGCCGCGATCCTGGGTGTGTCCCGCTACGAGTCGGCGTACCGGTTGTGGCATCGCATGACTGATCGATGCGAACCCGAGCCGCCGAAGGACGCCTTCGATATCGGCCACGATCTGGAGGCATACGCCGCGAACCGTTGGCGGCGAAAGAACCCGGGCTGGCTGCTGTCACAAGGCGAGGTGCAGGTACACGTAGATCCCGACAAGTTCGGGTTTCCTTGTGTGGCCACCATTGACCGGCGCGGTGTGCGTGGCCGGGCCCGGCGGGTGGTGGAGTTCAAGGCGGCACGAAACCTCACCGATCTGGAGATGTTCGGCGACGACCTCACCGGCGATTGCCCCGAAGATCACGCCGCGCAGGTGCAAGCACAAATGCTGTTCACCGGCTGGACCGAACTGCCCGGACATCTGCTGGCCGTCGGCCCCTACTTCGACGAACGCATCTACGAGATCCCGTACAGCCTCACGCAGGCCACCTGGATCCTCGATGAAGTTCGCAAGTTCTGGGAGCTGTTAAAGGCCGACGAGCCACCCGAACTCGACGACAGCATTCACACCTATCAATGCCTGCGGGCCCGGCATCCCGACATAGAACAGGGTGCAGCGATCGTGCTCGACGCCTCGGATGCGCTGGAATACGTCACCGCGCGAACCGATTTCGAGGACGCGGAGAAGGCCCTTCAAGCCGCGAAGAACAGGCTCACCCTACAGATGGGCAGCGCCCAGCACGCCGAATTCGCCAGCACGCGCATCGCGACTCGCCGCGCCCACGGCAAGGGCGGGGTCGCACTCTACGCCGCCAAAAGCGTGACCCCCGAACATATCCGATTCCTGGACGGAGAAACCCAGTCATGACCGAGACAACCACCCAAACCGCTGACGCCGTGACCATGATGATGCCCGATCCGACCGCAACCACAGGCGGCGAAGTAGCTACTCAGCTCGGCACAGAGCTGGCCATCAACACAGGCCAGATCGGATTCACCGACGCGCAGCGGGCCGCTCTACGGCAGCTCGGTATCGAAGACGCCACCGACGGCGACCTCGCGGTCTTCTTCCATGTCTGCCAGACGACCGGCCTAGATCCGTTCCGCAAAGAGATTTACATGATCGGCCGTAACACCAAGCTCACCGAGTGGCTAGACAACGGGGAAGGCAGCCGACGCAAGGTCGAGCGGTACGTCACCAAGTACACCATTCAAACCGGTATCGACGGGTTCCGGCGCAAGGTCCGCGAGTACGCGCACCGCAACGGAGACACCCTTGCCGTGGAAGGCCCGTTCTACTGCGGCGACGACGGGGAGTGGAAAGAGGTATGGCCCGGCAAGACCCCGCCGGTCGCCGCGAAGTTCACCGTCATCCGCAACGGTGAGCCCTTCACTGCGGTAGCGCATTTCGACGAGTTCGTGCAGACGAACAACATCTACGAGGGCACCGGCCAGGGCCGCAAGGTCGTCGGGCAGGAACCCAACAGCATGTGGGCGAAGATGCCGCGCAACCAAATCGGCAAGTGCGCCGAGGCGGCGGCATGCAGGCGCGCGTACCCGAACGAGTTCGCCGGATTGATCCTCACGGATGCTGCGCAGCCGACGGTCATCGACGGCGAGGTCGTCGAGCAGCACCGGCCGCCGCAGCGCGCCCGGGGAACGTCGGCGTTGGAGGCGCGTGCCGCGGCAGCAGCGGCGGCCAAGGCAGAACAACCCGCGGCCGATGACACCCCTGCGGTTGCAAAGCCGCTGTCGGAGGCCAGCCGCCGCAAGTGGCTGAACAAGATGTTTGCACTGATGGGCGAGGGCAAGGCGCCCGACCGTGAAGACCAGCTGATCGTGATCGCCGGGATCCTGGACCTAGACACGCTGCGCGAGCACCGCGACGACATGACCGACGACGAACTGCGCACGGTCGCAACACAGCTCAACGACTGGAAGACGACCGGAGCCCTCGAAGCGCAGGTTACCGAGCTGATCAACGCATGGTCGCTGCGCGAAGCCGCTCAAGCAGACGCCGCTGCCCACGAGTCTGCGCCCGCCGAACAGGGCGATCTACTCGACGGCGGCGACCAGTCATGAAGCGCGGGCAGGTGTTCATCCCCGACGGACCGCTCACCCTCGGTGATCTACGCCGGATCGTGGCCGACTCAGACGGCAAGCCCGATGACCGGCTGATCGATCTGCAGACACCGATGGCCGGTGACCGGCGGCAGGTCAAGGTCACGGTTCTGGAATACGCCGACACACGCCAGCCCGTGATCAAAATCGAGACTTCCGCAACCAAACAGGTTGCGGAACAACCCAACCCAACCACAGCGAAGGACCACCTGTAATGGCCGAAATCACCAAGGCGCCCGCCGATCTGCCGTCCACGAACGAACTCGACAAACACGACACCGGAGACGGAACCACACCCGTCGCCTACATCGGGTTATCGGCAACGAACGTCAAGATCGAGAACCCGCCCGAGCTGGAGGACAGCGGCATCCTCGTAATCCGTTGGACATGCACCGATTCGGGCAACAAGCTGATGAAGGACGGCGAGATCCGCCCCAAGCGCACCCTGACCGTCACCTCGGCGTGGTGGCCCGGCAACCGGCCGCTGCCCCAGGATCCGAACCAGGAAGCCCTGTTTGAGGACGACGTGGACGCCGCGAACAAGGCCGAAGCCGAGAACAACGAAGACGCCGAGGGCGGCACCGATGACTAGCCGCGAACCCAGCGCGTTCAGCTTCCTTGTCCTGGGCGCGCTGCAGAAGCGGCCCATGTACGAGGGCACCGTCCCGGCCGCCGTGGTGGCCGACCGTCGCCGCCGCAACCGGGCCGCCCGCAGGTCTCGCCGCATCAACCGGAGGGCCCGCCGATGATCCTGGTCGAGATCTACCCCGACAGCGCAGACGAATACCGGTGGCGGGCCAAGGACGGCGAAAACGGCCATGTGATCGCAGACAGCGGCGAGGGTTACCAGAACATCAGCGATGTCGAGCGCATGATCCAACGCGTCTTCAGCGGGGAGACTGCTCGCCCCCCTGCGCCGGAACCGGTTCATTTGCGTATCACCTACCGCGGTATGGCTGGCCCCTCTGACGATGAGCAGATCCGGTGAGTACCGCCCATGAACCCGGGTCCGGGGACGCGCCCGCCGAGACCGTCCCCGAACCCGGCACCACCGCAGACGAATACACGCCCGAACAGATCGCCGCGGCCGACCAGATCCTGGCTGAAGCGAAGGATCTGTTCAACAAGATCGTGACGGACATCCGCAACGGCAAAGCCGAGCTGTCGCACTCGGCGCCGATCGATGTCTGTCTGATCGCCGCTGACCTGTTCCACCTTGCCGTGGGCCACAACCAGCTGGCCGAGGTCTGTCAAGCCCTGGCGTGGGCCGCCTACCAGACGGTCGAACGAGATGGCTGACTTCCGGCGCGGCCCCGGCCGCCGCTTCCAGCAGCCGTCCCGCGGCTGCAACGTCGACTGGGACAAGTCCCCAGAACGGCAACTCGCGCTCACCGTGGCCTGCCGACACTGCCACGCACCCAAGGGGACCAGGTGCGTGAAGAAGAACGGAACCTTCCTGCTGAACTTCCCCGCGCATCCATCCCGCATCGTGGACGCCAAGGCGGTGACCCCATGACGTTCCGGGTACTGGGCTTGGATCCGTCGTTGCGGCGCACCGGCATCGCGATCCTGACTGATTTCGGAGGCATCACAGCGCCGTCGGTGCTGCGGGAAATGGGGGAGGGCAGCGACGAACGCGAAAGCTATCTGCAGGGCAACCGGCGGCTACGGGCGGTGTGCGCGAACACGATGCGCATCATCGACGACTACAGGTCAAAGATCGGGCCCGACAACATCGACCTCGCCGTGATCGAAGGGCACGCATTCTCACGCAACCTGCCTTCAGTCGAAGACCGACACGGCCTGTGGCACGGCCTGGTTGGTGCGCTCGATGTCCGCAAGATCCCGATCGCGATCGTGCAACCCAGTACCCGCGAACGATTCATCACCGGCAAGGCCAGCACGGGCCCTACTGCACTGCCACACGATGAACGCAAACAGGTGGTGCTGGCCGAGATACGGAAGCTGTTCCCGCAGAACCGGATCGCTAACGACGACATCGCAGACGCCGTCGGCTTGGCACTCATGGGCGCAATCCACCTCCAGATGACGATGCCCTTCCGCCTTCGACGCTGCCACGTCGAAGGCGTCCACACCGTCAACTGGCCAGCCCTGACACAACCACAGTCCACAGCAAGGAGATAACAATGACCACCGCGCCCCCAACGAATAAGCACTGGTTCCGCAAGCTGATCCACGGCCAGCCCCACCAGATCATCGGCGGAAACGACGACCCGTACCTGTTGCGCTGGTACCTGATCCCGCGTAACCCCGTCCTGAACATCTACCTGCACCAGTTCCTGCGCAGCGACGACGACCGCGCGCTGCACGATCACCCGTGGTGGTTCTGGTCGATGGTGCTGTTGGGCCACTACTACGAGCACCGCGCAGACGGCCGCCGAATCAAACGGCACGCCGGATCGATCGCCTATCGGCGCGCCGAGACCCGGCACCGCGTCGAGCTACCCACCTCCAATGACCCGTTCTCACTGCTGAGCCGAGAGGACTCATGCGTCACCCTCGTCATCACCGGCCCGCGCGTCCGCGTGTGGGGATTCTGGTGCAAGGACCGGTTCGGGGAGACGCGTTCTCGGCAGTACGAGGTCGAGCGATTCGTGCCGTACTACGACTGGCACGACGGCGGATGCGGCGAACCAATCGAGCAGGGGCGGGTGCGCGCCGATGACTAGCACCGCCCGAATCCTGCAGCTTGTCGCGTACGAACGGATACGGCAACAAGACAAATGGGGAGAACAAAACCACCCGAACATCGACGTCGACGACGTCCAACTGTTCCACGAGACCGTCGCCAGGTTCCCAGCTCTCCCCGTCCCCGAGAGTTTCATAGAGCATGTCGCATCCAGGCACAACATTCCCACTGCCAATCAGGCGCGTGACACCCTCCAGCGGCTAGCCGCAGCGGGGAAGGCCACCTGGGGGCGGATCCTCCTCGAGGAATTCGCAGAGGCAATCGAAGCCGCCGCGCTTGCCGCGATCGACAAGGGGCCCATCGAAAACCTCCGTACCGAGCTGATTCAGGTCGCGGCGGTAGCCGTGCAGTGGGCCGAAAAACTCGGCGGCACAGAATGACCGATCTGTCTGCCCCGTTCCCGTACTTCGGTGGTAAGCGCCGCGCCGCACCGAAGATCTGGGACGCGCTCGGGGACGTCGGCGGCTACGTGGAACCGTTCGCCGGATCCGCCGCCGTCCTGTTGGCCCGGCCCCGGTTCACCGGCCGCCGCGTCGAAACCCTCAACGACTCCGACGGCTGGCTCGTCAATACCTGGCGCGCCATACAACTTGCGCCCACCGATGTTGCCGTCCATGCGGCCGGGCCGGTGACCGAGATCGACTACCACGCCCGCCTGGCCTGGCTGCAGGACCGCCGCACACCCGACCTCGTCGCATGGTTGGAAGGCGATCCCGAACACTACGACGCCAAAGCCGCCGGATGGTGGCTGTACGTCATGGCCTGCGGCATAGGCGACCCGTGGAATCCGGGCCCGTGGTCGGTTGTCGATGGACACCTCCGCAAGCAGGAGCGGGGCGCGGCGGGAATCAAACGGACCATACCGGGTCTGATGAACGCAGGCAGGGGCGTGAACCGTGCGCTCCCGCACCTCGGGGACGCGGGCCAGGGCGTGAACCGCGCACTGCCGCACCTCGGGGACGCGGGCCAGGGCGTGAACCGGGAGCTGCCTGCGCTCGGGAACGCGGGTAAGGGTGTGAACCGGGAGCTGCCCGCGCTCGGGAACGCTGGCCGCGGCGTCAACGCCGACCACAGAGAGACTGTCAGCGCCTACCTCGAAGCCCTGGCTGCTCGTCTGGCGCGGGTACGGATCGTGTGCGGCGACTGGCGGCGGGCGGTGACCCCCAGCGTGATCCGGTCCACCGCGGGCAATAGCCACATCGGTGTACTACTGGATCCGCCATATGCCGTCAGCGGTGACCTGTACGCCACCACCAACACCGACAGCCAAGCAGCACAAACCATTTCCGCCGCCGTCCGGGAGTGGTGCATGACCGCAGACGCCGCCTACCGGATCGTGCTGTGCGGCTTCGACACCGAGCACGATGCGCTCCTTGAGCACGGCTGGACTGTCGACGTAGGACGCGCTGGTGGGGGCGCCGGGTACAACACCGACGCCAAAGCCGGGCGACGGGAACGCTTGTGGTTCAGCCCGGCCTGCCTGCACGCCGACACCATGCTCGACTTCGGAGCGGGCGTATGACGGCTCTACTCGGCCAGACCTACACCCCGCCCCAGTACGAATACCAGACGCTCGATAACGCCGGGCAGTGCACGCAGTGCCGCCAGAGCATCCGTGCCGGGGCCCAGGTGGTCAGCCAAGGTGACCGCAGAGTCCACGACCACTGCTACCGGCGGGCCGTCAGGGGGCGGTACTGGTGACATCCCCCGAAGTGCTCATCGAAAGCCGGGTGCTCGCCACAGTGCCCGACCGCTGCCACAACCCGCGGTGCGGCATGCCGATCCTGTGCGGCGACATCGTGATGGTTCGACGCCTGCGGGATCACCGCCGCCTCACCGGTGAACGCACCGAAATCCTGTGCGAGAACTGCCAATGCGGATGGAAAGAACCATGACCGACGCCGATGACCCCAAGTGTGTCTGCACGCACTACCGCAGCGTGCACGACCACCAGCCAAACCCGAAGTGCCGGGCCGGTGTATTCGGCTACCCCTGCGACTGCCCCGGATTCGAGCCCGACCCGAAAGCGAACACCCAATGACCGACATCGTCTTCATGGACACCGAAACCCTCGGCCTCGATATCGACGCCCCGATATGGGAATTCGCCGCCATACGCCGCCATATCAACAGCCCTGAAGTTGCCGACGCGAGCGGCATTACGTCCACGGAACGCAGGCTTCACCTCCAGATTCACCACCATGTCGGCTCGTGGCTGACAGGCCCCGATGCGCTACCCGAAGCATTCGCCGCCGACTACCGCCGCCGATTCAACGCCGACACGGCATACGGCCAGACAGTGGCAGCGCGACTGATTGCAGAGTTCCTGTCCGAGTCCCATTCCGGCCGCCCGCTCATCGTCGGCGCGGTCCCGAGTTTCGACACCGAACACATCCGGCACCAACTGCTGCGTCCCTTCGATATACCCGACCCCTGGAACTACCACCTGATCGACATCGAAAACGTGGTCACCGGATACCTGCGCGGCCGAAACCGACTGCCGCGGATGCCCTGGAAATCCGACCAGCTGTCAGCGGCCGTGGGTGTCGATCCCACGAAATTCGACCGCCACACCGCCCTGGGTGACGTGCTCTGGATCCGCGCCCAGTGGGACGCCGTGATGGGAGCCGATTTCCATGGGTGACAAGACACGCATCGAATGGGCCGACGCCACATGGTCACCAGTGACCGGTTGCACCCGTGTCAGTGATGGATGCCTGAACTGCTACATCGAACGATCGACACCAATTCGTATCGCAGGCCGAAAGTTTGACGGTGAAGGCATCGGGTCGAGTCTGGCGGTACAACTTCACCCGAACCGTCTGGACTGGCCACTCCGAAAGCGTGACGGGAAGAAGATCTTCGTCTGCTCACAAGCCGACCTGTTCCACTCTGATGTGCCCGACGAGTACATCGCCAAGGTGTTCGCCGTCATGGCGCTCGCCCCGCACCACACCTTCCAGGTGCTCACCAAACGCCACGACCGCATGCGGTCGCTCCTGAGTAGTCATGCCTTCTGGGCGCGGGTTGGCGTGGCGGGGCTCGACCGCGATGTTTGGTTGCCCCAGACCGGTGTTTCGCTAGATCAGCACTACCTGCCCAACGTCTGGTTGGGAGTGAGTGCAGAAGATCAGAAGCGAGCCGACCTGCGCATCCCGGCACTGCTGCACACCCCGGCCGCTGTGCGGTTCGTCAGTGCCGAGCCGCTTCTCGGGCCGATCGACCTACATGGTGACCCGATCGGGAAAGACTCGGTTTTCTGGATCGGGCATCTGGACTGGGTGATTGCGGGCGGCGAATCCGGTCCCGGCGCAAGGCCGATGCATCCCGACTGGGCGCGCTCGCTACGCGATCAGTGCGTGGCCGCTGGCGTGCCGTTCCTGTTCAAACAGTGGGGCGAGTGGGTACCGGAACGCCTGGGACTGCACGGGTGCAACGCGCCTGCGGCGTTCCTGTCGACTGGGGGAGTGGTACGCCCTCTCGTTAACGGCAAGCCCGCTTGCCCACCGATGGCCCCAGCCGGTGACATGACCATCCGCCGCGTCGGCAAGAAGCGCGCCGGGCGCGAGCTGGACGGGCGCACCTGGGACCAATACCCCGAGAGCGCGGTGTCATGACTAAATCCCCTTATTATCAGGATGATTCAGTGACCTTGTATCACGGGAAGGCACTCGAAGTAGCTCGGACGATGCCGGATGGGTCCGTCGATTGCATAGTCACCAGCCCGCCCTATTTCGGTCTCCGGGACTACGGTGTGGACGGCCAGTACGGGTTGGAAGACTCCCCGGCCGAGTACGTCGAGAATATGCGTGCGCTATTCGCTGAGCTGCGCCGCGTCTTGGTTGACGACGGCACGCTCTGGCTAAACCTTGGCGACAGCTACTACAGCGGGCGTGGCAACCCGGGCCCTAACTCGGGCGACGAGAAACAGACAGCGCGCCGCGGGTGGGCCCGTGCTGTCGACCGCCCCGGCCAGTCGTGGGCCAAACCGAAGGATCTATTGGGCATCCCGTGGAGCGTGGCATTCGCATTACGGGACGACGGGTGGTTCCTGCGCAACGCCAATGTCTGGAACAAGCCCAATGCCATGCCCGAGAGCGTGAACGATCGGTTAGCGAGCCGCTATGAGCATGTGTTCATGCTCTCGAAGTCTCGGCGCTACTGGTTTGATCTAGACCCAATCAGAGAGCCGCACCTGGAGGTGTCCCAGAAGCGGGCGGCTCCACACCGAGCAGCGCCCGGTAAGTCAGCACGACTGGGACTCGGCTACCCGGGCGGGGTGAAACCGCAGACGGCGCGCCTCGACCAGTCTTTGCATCCCAAGGGGCGGAACCCTGGCGATGTTTGGTCGATTCCCACTGTGCCCTTTGCTGAATCCCATTTTGCCGTTTACCCGCCAGCGATTCCCGCCCGCTGCATTCAGGCGGGGTGCAAACCGGGCGGTACAGTGCTCGACCCGTGCAGTGGTTCTGGCACAACAGGAATGGTCGCGCAACAGCTCGGCCGGAAGTACGTCGGCATCGAGTTGAAGCGCGAGTACCTCGACCTGTCGCTGCGTACGCGGCTGCGCGCCGCCCCAATCAATTTCGAGGCAGGCGCATGAAGATGGGGGTCAGCGAGTATGCCTGAGCGCATTCAGCGCAAGCGCACCGCGGGCTGGCGCAAGCCAGAAGGCGCCATCTACGTCGGGCGGCCGAGCCAGTGGGGCAACCCGTACGTTGCGGGTCCAGGTCGACCACGAATGCCATGGCTGCCAGAGGGGACCGTTCTGACCGTTGAGCAGACCGTCGCCTGCTATGCCGACATGGTTCGCGGCGGTGGCCCGAACATCAACGGCGACAAGTGGCTTACATCGCAAGTCGGTGTAATTCGCTACCTCCTAGCCGGGCATGACCTCGTGTGCTGGTGCCCGCTCCATCAGCCGTGCCATGCCGACGTACTGCTGGAGATCGCCAATGCCTAACGTCACCAACACATCCGACCTGCTGGCGTTGCTGCGCCGCCACTACATCAAGCCCGGCCTGGACCTGCCGGGTGGTGTGTTCGTGCCGGAGGTTGGCGGTAACGGATCGTGGGGTGCCAGTGCGCGCGCCGACGCTATCTATGTCGGGTTCACCAGCAGCAGCGGCAGGATCCTCGTCGGGCACGAACTGAAAATCAGTCGCGCCGACTGGCTCTACGAGCTGAACAAGCCCGGCAAGGCCGATCAGTGGGCCGACCAATGCCACGCCTGGTATCTCGTCGTCAACGACCCAGCCATCGTCAAAACCGGTGAGCTACCTTCCGGTTGGGGACTCATGTCACCCGGCGCCAGCCGTACCCGCATGGACATCCACACGCCCGCAGCCGTGAAGCCCGACCACACCCCTTCATGGGACGCCGTCAGGTCCGTCATGGCCCGCATAGACACCCTGCGCGCCAACGAGGTTGCCGCAGCCGTTGAGTCGCGCGACCAAGCAAGGTGCCGGAAGTACCAAAAGGATGTAAACGAGGCGGTCGAGCTGCGTATGAAGGCCATGCCGGAAACGGCGGAGGCGGCGAAACGCCTCAAGCTCATCGAGGACGCCATCGGCGCCCCAATCGATTGGAGCGACAACGTCTGGTCGCCTGACCGCACGGTCGACCCGAAGCTGCTGGCACGTATCGGCAAGGCCGCGTTGACCCTTGGCGGCATCGAATCGGCTATCCGCCAGCTCGGTAGGGGTTACAACAGCACGAAGGAAGTACGACGACTCATCGACGAATACGACGCCAAGCTCGCCGAGTTCCTGGCCCCCGCCAAGGCCGTGTGCGCGTGGTGCCCAACAGCCGCGGGCGGGACTGCCGAGCACAACGACGGCACTCGTTACCCGTCATGCGGGAACACAGGGCACGGCATGAACTGGGAGGTGTCCGAGTAGTGGCGTGGTTCTACGTCGATGACGGGTTCAGCGATTCCAAGCCAATCATGAACCTGCCCACGACCCCTGTCCGTGTCCCCATGCGGATCGCGGTCGCCGGTGCGTGGGTTCTCGGCGGGTCGTGGTCAGCAAAGGAAGAACTCGACGGGTTCATCCCGCACTCGAAGCTGAAATCGCTTCTGGTGCCGCGGTCTGTGGTGGCGACCATGGTGGCGCCCGGCCCCCTCGACGCCCCGCTGTGCTGCCCAGAAAGTGACGGAATTTTGGTCAGAAATTGGGCAAAATGGCAGCGAACTAAGGCAGAAAACGAGGCCAACCGCAAACGCGAAGCCGAGAAGAAACGGAACCAAAGACGGCGCGGCCGAAACTTTGTGACCGGCATAGATGACCAAATGTCCCCAGGGGACAACGACGGGGACACCGCAGAGCCCGGCGAAAACGTGTCCCCTGGGGAGTCCCGTGGTCCCACCCCACCCCACCCCTTAGTAGTTACTTCTAGTGGGGATAGACCGGTAGGAAGCCGCCCGGCCGAACACTGCCCCCGACACCCCGGCGGAACCGAACAGCCCTGCGGCGCCTGCGCTAACGCGCGGCGCAACGCAAACACCTGGGACGCCCAACAGCTGCAAGCCGCCGCCGACCACGCGGCAGCCACGTTCGCCGCGATCCGCCAATGCCCCGACTGCGACCCCAACGGCCTGCGCTACTCCGACCCGGAAGACCCCGAGTCACCGCTGACCCGCTGCACCCACCCCAACCTCGAACGCTAGGAGACGAAATGAGCCCCATCCGACCAGGACCGCGCCGCCTCCAACGAGGCCCTCGACGCATTCGTCGAATGGTTCCGGCAGCACACCGCCAGCAGACACCACGGCGACAGCACATGCGCCTTCCACCAGGTCGTTGGTGTGGCACGCAAGCGCGACCAGTACCAGCTCGCACACATGCTCGCCGCCGCAATAGCACGCCTAGCCGCCGCCGACACCACACAGCCAGTCATCGACGAGGACGGGGTCCGTTCATGAGCGTTCAGACAGCCCAGGCCGACCATAACCGTTGGCGCGCACACCAAATGGCCAAACGCGGCACACCCGCCACGACCATCGCCAAACACCTCGGCATCGACCCCGACAGCGTGCGCCGCTACCTGCGCCAACCCTGCCCCGAGCAGCCCCACAGCCAAGACCAAAGCTGGCAGACCCGCGGTCTATGCGCCCAACGCGACTGCGGCGTGAACCCCGACGCCTTCTTCCCCGGGTACGGAGCCAACATCGACCCGCGGGTCAAAGCCCTCTGCGCCCGCTGCCCAGTCCGCTACCAGTGCCGAGAATCCGCGATCGTGCACTACGAGGAATTCGGTGTGTGGGGCGGCACCAACGCCTCCGAACGCCGCCTGCTGCGCCGACAACGACGCGCCCAACAAGGCGTCGCATGATCACCACCGCTACGGTTACGCACGAATGCCTCGGTGGACGCGACTGCCGGGCATTCGAACTCGTCGAAGACCGGGGCCGCCAACGCCGCCGCCCGGCCGCCACCGACAAACCAAACACCCTGTGCCGCCGCTGCGCATCCGACGTCCGGCGCGCCGTCGAAGACCTCCCCGGCGACTACAAACGCCTCGACGCCGCAATGGAAGACGGACCCAGCCACGACGCACCCGGCGGCCCGAAAGTACGCGCCAGCACCGAACCACCCATCCCTTACAACGTGCGATACGACGCCCTGATGGCCGATATCGCCGCCGAACTCACCGCCGCCGCTGCACGTATCACGGTGCCACCCAAAGGGACACAGCTGTACGTTGTGACCACCTGTAGCAAGGCCGTCGCCGCGAACGTGCCCAAGCTACTGGCCTCACCGCCGCTGATGGACGAAGTATGGGTCAACGGCACCGAACGCCGCGCCGTCCACCGCAGCGGCGTCGACATCGCTCTCGCGCTGGTGAACCTGCACCGGCAGATCGGCGCCGAACTCGGCGGCGGCACCGACGCCACGAAAATCCGGCTCCCGTACGGCTGTGCCGCATGCGGATCCCCATCGCTGTACCAGCACGGCTACCAGGTGACCTGCCCTGACTGCAAAAAGGACTGGACCGACGACGCCTACGCCGAACTGAACCGTGAACTGGTGCGACGAAAGGAAGAAGCCGACATGCGCGAACTGGAACACGCGAACGCCAAACTCGCGGCACTGCAACGCCTTAACGACGGATTCAACGAAATCGAAGACCAGAGCACGCTATTCACGCCCGCCCAGATCGCCCAACTACTGGGCGACATCCTCGCCATGCCCGCCACCACCACCGACGCCGCGAAAGAAACGAAAACCCGATGAGCGAAAACCTTTATCAGGACACGATGCTGGCCGCTGCCGCCCTGCACCATGCCAACGACCAGCGCACACCCGAACAACGGCAAGCCGAGATGGTGGTTCGCGGACTGCTCTACCCCTGTGAAGTGACCGACCCGGCCGTCGACACCGGCCGCCACCACCGCAAGGTCGGCGAAGAGGTCTACATCGAGCGCTACGGCTCGCCCGGCCGCCACCGGAAACCAGACGAGTACAGGGCGCCCTGCTGGCGCGGCCCCTGCTGGCTTCCCGGGGGCCACGAAGGGCCGTGCCGACCGTGACCGCCAGGGAGAGCGCCCGCCTGCTCGTGCTTCCGCCGTGCTGCGACCCGCGCGGCCACAACTTTAAAGCCGACCAAATCCGCACCGAAACAGCCGTATGCGAACGCTGCGGACTCATCCGAAAGCGCGTGATATACCGATGACAGCCCGGAAGAACCCGCTGCGCGGCCTGGGCGCACTCGACGAAGCGCGCCGTGTCGCCCACCGGCTCAAGAACGAATTCGCCGCCACCGACCCCGCCGCCGCACAAGCCAGCATCAACCGGCTCGTCGGCGAAGGCATCGAATGGCTCATCGGAAACCGCACACCCCTCGACCCGGACGGCTGGTACACCGCCCTCGAACTCGCCAACGAACACCACGTACCGCCCCAATCGATCCGAGACTGGGTGCGCCGCAACGACCTACGTGTCATACACCGCGGCGACGGAAAAGACGTGTACCAAGCCAGCGAAATCGACCTGTACCTGCGCTACCGGCGCCTCCGCGCACTGCACCTCACCCACGGCCAAACCTTCGACAAATGGCGCCAAATCCAAACCGACCAGGAGACACAGCAATGATGACCTGCGAACGGTGCTTCATACCGATCTACGTCGGCGAGAAGTACATCGAGATCCGCACAGTGGGCACAACCGATGCCGTCCCGCCCCAGGCCGTGCACCTCACCTGCTTGTACAGCCGGGTCGATCAATGACCCGTAACCGTGAGCAGGACGTGATCGACGCCATCGACGCGCTCGTCGACGAACAAATGGCCGGGGGAGAGCACGCCCACCGCCAGCGCGCACAAGCCGCCGGAACCGCCGACCGGTGCGCTCTCTGCGGCGGCGCATGGCACGGCGAACCGTGGACCGGCGTCGACCGCGAACACCTCGGCCGATACGACCAGCATGACCACGGCCGCACCTACGGATGCCCCGGCGCCAACGCCACCGGCCCACAACGCATCCGGTGGAGGCACGAAGACCGAGGCGCGCGGTGGTTAGCCCAGCACGGCTTCCGCACAGGCGGCAACCCCTTCGTCGACCAGACTGCATCCGTTGCCTGGACCATCGACATGGTCAACGCGATGCGCCCATCCGTACCGCGCGTTCGGCAGCTGAATGTCCTGCGAGTGCCGCCTCACAGCCCGTATGTCGGCCCCGAACTACACGAGGGTGCCCGGATCGCGGTGCAGCTGGCCGACGGCCGCCTCGTCACCGGCACCATCGGCAGATACGACGAGAATCAAGAAACTGGCGAAGTCGAAATGACCATCGTCCAACACCTCGCCGAATACGGGCTCGGATCTAGCGCCCTCGACGTACTGGTGTTCGACGAACCACGTGAGCTACTCCCTGGCCGTGCAGATCCTGCCGGACCTAGCATCTGATCCATGCAAAGCCGCATGACCACCGACAAGCTGCTCGCCCAGGCAACCGAAGCTGCCCGGCGATGGCCCAACGCCACCCTGGAACGTAACGATGTCGGCAACCTCGTCGTCCTGGACGACGGCGAATTGGTGGCTTGGCTGGACCTCAACTTCGGTGACATCCAGGAGTTCTAACCGCGCGCTCATCGCCGCGGACCTGGATCCGACCGCGCCGTAGCCTCCGCGTGAGCGGCTATCAACGCCGCCGCGAAACCCGGCACATCCTGCACCAACAGGCCCGCCGGAATGTTCACAAACGCAACCCGATCGCCACGCGCCCCGATACGAACCTCACCATCGACCCACGGCTGCCCAGTCACCGGCACCCGCACCCACCGCCGCCCAGGCTCCTCGCACTCCACCGGCGGCAACCCAACCAGCGCAACACCCCGGGCCGCCAAACCATCCGGCAACACCGCGGCCACCCGCTGCGCGATCTCATCCTGGCTGTACACGATCTCGTCGACACCCACGCCGATCGTGCGCTTGCGGGTGGTGCCGAAGAACCCCGGCATCCCCGCGATGACCTCACGGATAGCACGGTAGGCGTCCACCAGCGCACCGTATCGACCGCCACCGACACACCCCGGGTACCGCGCGTTGCCCGCGACAATCTGAACGCCACCTGCGATGCTGGGCCCGTGACGGAAGACTTTCGCACCAGCCAAGCAGCGCCTGGACCAGCGGACACCGAGTACACGACAGCTGGACTCGCGTGGGTGGCATTCGCACAGGCCGCTGTGGATCTAGCGAAGCAGAGCGCCGCGCTCATCCAGGACAACACGCGCGGTTCCAAAACGCAGGATTGCACCTGGATAGTTGACGCAGCGCAGAAGCTGCTCAAAAGGGCAATGGTGTACGACTACGAGCACAAGCGACCCATACGGCGCGGTTACACCATCCCGCTCGACAACATAGCCGATGACCCCGAGGTTCAGGACGCGATCGACGAATGGTACGACGCAGTCGAACGGCCTTGGAGTGACAGCGGATATGGGGTCGCTTCACGGCTACCCAAAGGTCTCACCGATCCGCTCGCAGCCGCCCGAGAACTCGACAAATGGTGCGCCGAGCACATCAAGCCCAGCATGTATCCCACGGTGACCGGGCAACTCACTGCACATAACCCGACAACTGCTGCCGCAAGTGCCGCCCGCCATAGAGCATTCCTGGCAGCTCAAGGCGAAAACATCAGCCCCCAGGAGCACAACGCTCAACTGGGACGTGAGCGACGCTTGCAGGACGCCCAGCAGGCACGGCTGCCCGATTTCGCGCAAATCGAACATCTGCCGCCAGAAGACGACCCCCGTCACCTGATCCATACCTTCTGGCCCCAAATCGTCGAAAACACATCGCGCCGACACCCCACCCTGGCGGAATTCATTGCAGGCGCGCGATGCGTCAGGGCGGCTGGGCTGGCCGCTGTCATCGGGCATCCAGAACTGACCAAGGCGAGGGTGCTCAACGCCATCACAGCCACGTTCGCCGATGCCGTGTTCCGAAACCATTGGCTGGATTAACGTGCAGATTTACGTTGTCGACCCCGACACCGAAGAGTTGATCGTCACCCAGGACAGGGAACGTCAGGAGGCCGAAGGGGCGAAGAAACACGACCCAGACGACCTCGGTTTCTGATTCCCCCTGAAGCGCACACCTGTTGCTGACTGGTGCGCGCATGCGTTACCTTCGGGGTGGCAGAGCTGTGCCCAAACCCCGAACCCCCTCCACGCGAGGGGGTTTCGTCGTTTCCGGGCCGTGACGCCTACATGGGTTACCGCGGCGCGTCAACCCGGCCGTTATCCCGGTAAGCATGCCCACAATCGCGAAGAGCACTCGCGAGGCATCCGCTGCGCGCCGCGGACCAACCCCTCCCAACCACACAGCACCCGGGGAGACACCATGCCCAACCAAGACGCAGTGCAGCTGCTGTACGACAACCTCGGCCAACTCAACAGCCCCGAAGGCCCAATCACGCTGCTGCCGTTCGCCTACGACTGCGAAGAGACCCGGCACGTCAAACGCCAGGTCTGCGAAGCACTCGTGGCGCTCCTTGAGGAGGGCGGCTACATAGCGCCCCCGGCGGCCACCGAACCGGCGGCACCATCTAGGCGCCAGCAGATCCAACTGCGGTGCCGCACATGCGCCGAACTGCTCATGTCCACGACCGTCGACGAATCCGGCGTAGGCATGATTCACGCCCCAACGCTGATCGAAGGCATGGCCCGCAAGACACCAGCGTGCCCGCACACCGACATCACCCCCGCCGACAACGTCCGGCGCATCGAAGAAGCCATCCTTGCCACACAGCAATCCGAAGGCGGCCAGCCATCATGACCATGCCAAAGCTCGGGCTCGAAAGCATCCTCGGCCGCATGCGCCAATCAACCCCCACCACCCCGGCCACCAAGGCACAGCTGGAGTTCCTGGTCGAGCAGTACATCGTGCCCATGCTGCGTAACCCGCGCGCACGCCTGGCCGTCAAGGTCACCAAAGACACGGCCGGATGGGACATCCGCATCGACCTGCCCGCCGAGTTCCCCGCCGACGACGTCACCATCGGCAGCTGAACCATGGGGCGTGACAATCCGGTGAAACGGTTTCACGCTCATGTCACCCCGGCCAGGTAGACGCCGCTGATGGCCACCGGACGCAAGACCACCACCGCCAAGGGACTGGGCTGGACACACCAACAAGCCGCCGACGAACTACGTCGCAACCACCACGACGGCAGCCCCTGCAACTGGTGCGGACGACCCATGTACCTGGACCGCACACTCAACTGGGACTACAACCCGCAGGCCACCAACCCCACCAGCGGCAGCCTGCACGCCGACCACTCCGAGATGAGCAGAGCCGAAGCCATCAAGCTCGGCCTGCCCATCCCACGCCCCAACCGGCTACTGCACGGCGTCTGCAACATCCAACGCGGCGAAGGCGGCAACGACCACCTCGCCGCCAACAACCGAACAGACACCAACCAGCAACTACTCATCGCATGGCCATGGTGAACCAAAACCCTTGCACCACAACAACATTCCAACAACCAAAGCCATTGCGGTGCAACGCAATTCACCACGCGCACACCCCGAAAAATCTTGAGGCACCCCCGCCCCCTCCGAGACCTGACGAACGTCAGGAGTTTTTTTCACCTGGGGCGAAAGTTTGTGGGCGTGGGTTTGCTGGGGCGGGTGAAAGTGGTTGTGCTGCAACATCATTGGTGCGTGCAGAGTCATTGTGGCACAAGGGTTTTCGTTTCTGATGGCTACGCGGAAGCGGGCGTTGCCGGTCAAGACTGCAGGTCAGCAGCTGGTGGAGGAGCTGTCGGCAGATGGTGATCCGTTCTCGTTGCGGTTTCTGATTGAGCAGGCGGGGCAGGCGGCGGACTTTCTGGAGCGGTTGTCGGCGCTGTTGAACGGGGATCGCGAGGCGTGGTTGTCGGTGAAGATCGGCGCTAAGACGGTGGAGGTCGTCGTGAATAACGTGCTGGTGCAGCATCGTCAGCAGGCCGACCAGTTGCGCAAGCTGCTGGGGGAGATCCACCGACAGCGGGGAGCGACCGCGCCTGGTGACCCGGATGACGACCCCACCCAAGGGCTCTAGGCGTTCCTCGCCTAAGTCCCGGTGGCCGGATTTTGTTGGTACGTGGCCGCGCCTGATCGGTCGGCAGACACCGGAGATTGAGTGCCGTCATCCGGGCGATGAGTCCGAGGGTGATCGGTGCGCGACGTTCGCGTTCCGAATCGGTCTGCGGTGTATGCCGTGGCAATGGCTGATCTTGCGGGCGATGTTGTCGCTGCTGGATCCGAACCAGTGGGGCGAGCGGCTGTTCACCCATCGCAATGTGGTGATCGAATGTTCGCGTCAGAACGGCAAGACCCTGATCGTGATCGTTCGGATCCTGTGGGGGTTGTTCCGGCGCCGCGAGCGGATCCTGTACACGGCGCAGGAGTGGAAGACCGCCGAGGACGTGTTCGACCGCGTGTGCGCGGTGATCGACCGTGTTCCGGCGTTCCGGCGGCAGCTGGCGGCCAAGCCGTCGAAGAAGGACAACCGCGGCGTCATCTTGCTGGTGGACGGTACGAAGGCTGACTTCGGGCCGCGGTCACTGAATTTCGGTCGCGGTCTGACTGAGGTGGATCTGTTGATCATGGACGAGGCGTACGACGTGGTGCCGAAGCATTCGGCGAACCTGACCGGTACGCAGCGCGCCGCTCAGAACCCGCAGACGATCTGGCTGTCCACACCGCCGGTGGCGGCCGAGCATCCGCACTGTCACAAGCTGGCGGGTTTTCATCGGTTGGGCAAGGCGGGCGCCAAGAATCCGCAGCGGGCGCTGCGCCTGTATTACGCGCTGTTCGCGGCACCGGATGGTATGGCGCGCACCGACCCGAAGGCGTACCCGCTGGCGCATCCGTCACTGGGTGTGGTGGGCAGCGTCGAGGAAGTGCAGGACGCGCTGCAGAGTTCGCAGACGGCCGCCGACATCGCGTTGTTCGATGCGGACTACCTGGGGCGCGGGCAGTACCCGCCACCGGAGTCGACGGTGGTTTCCGAGATTGACGCGCGGGAATGGGCAGACATGGCCAAGGGCGCAACACCGCAGCTCACCGGTGAAACCGTGCTGGTGATTGAACGCACCCTCGATCGCAACGTATGGCTGCTGTTCGGCGGCCGAGCCACCACGACGGGCCGGGCGCACATCGAGGTCGGATTCAGCGCGGCGTGTTCGGTCGACGAGTTCGTGCTGAAAGTTGTCGAGGCGGTGCAGGCTGTCGATCCGCCGGTGGTTGCCGTCCGGGGTGGCTCTGATGGCGCCGAGCTCGAATCGAAACTGATCAAGGCTGGTGTTGAGCCGACACCGATCACCAAGGTCGAGGTACCGGCGTTCTGCGGCGGGTTCCTGGATGCGGTCGGCGAGGGACGGGTCTCGCACCGGGATCAAGCGGAGATCAATCGGGCTATGCGCCATGCGGTGAAACACAAGCGCACCGGTGGCGGGTTTGTGTGGGAGCCGATCGACGACACCACCTGGGCATACCTGATGGGCGCCAGCATGACTCACGGGGTTCTGGCCAAGTACGCCAACCACAAGACACCGGTTCCGCCGCCGCCGCTGGCCGAGGCACCCGATCCCACCGACAGCAGCGCGGACAGCGCGGTCGGACTTGACGACGACTTCGACGCGCTCACCGCGGCGTTCTGACCGAAAGGGGAACCGATGGCCGTCTCGCCTTCAGTGACCCGAGAACAGGGTTACGTCAACCCGTACGCCGACGAGCAACTGCGGTATACGGACTGGATGATGTGGGACCTCCTGGAGGAGGTTCCCGATCTGGTTTATCCGTTGTCGTTGCCGGTCTTTGCCAAGATGCCCAAGGATGACTCCCGGTTGTGGTCGCTGCTGGCCGCGATCCGGCTGCCCATCTTGCGCAACAGCTACTGGATTGATCCGAACGGGGCGCGCGATGAGGTGGTGGCGCACCTGGCGGCCGATCTAGGTCTGCCGATCAAGGGCGACGGCGGCGGCGACAAGAAGGCCAACACCCGGGGCCGCCGCAAGGGCCGGTTCAGCTGGAAAGCGCACGTGCGCAGCGCCTTGACGCATCTGCAATACGGGCACAGCGTGTTCGAGCAGGTCTACGACCCCACCCGCCCAGACGGCAAGCTGCACCTTCACAAGCTGGCGCCACGGCCCCAGAGCACGATTTCGAAGTGGCATGTGGCCCGCGACGGCGGCTTGATCGCCATTGAGCAGGAACCTCCGCGCGGTGCGCCTGTGATGGCGAACCTGGCCGGTGTAAGGCTCGATGTCAGTCGGCTGGTGGTGTACCGCAACGAGCCCGAAGACGGGATCTGGATTGGTCAGTCGCTGCTGCGGCCCGCCTACAAGAACTGGATCCTGAAAAACGAGCTGATCCGGCTGGAGGCGGTCGCTGTGCGCCGCAACGGTGTTGGCACACCGGTGGTCACCGCACCACCTGGGATCGATGCCGCGATTGGGTCGGCGGGCCTGAAACCGTACCTGGATTTCGCCAAGGGGTATCGGGCAGGTAACACCGCGGGCGGTGCGCTGCCCAACGGCGCAACGATGCAGCTGCTGGGCGTGATGGGGCAGCGGGTGGATCCGCGCCCCGCCATTGAGTACCACGACCGTGCGATCGGTTTGGTTGCGCTGCAGCACTTCCTGAACCTCGACGGCAAGGGCGGCTCCTATGCGCTGGCCAATGTGCAAGAGGAGCCGTACACGCAGGCGGTGCAGGCCGTCCTGGACGACATGCTCGACATCACCAACACGCATGTCGTCGAAGACCTGGTCGACCTGAACTACTCGATCGACGAGAACGCCCCACTGATCGGGGCCGCCGAGATCGCTTCCCGGCAAGACGCCACCGCCGCGGCCCTGAACCTGCTGGTGTCGGCCGGTCTGATCGTGCCCGATGCCCGGCTGCGCGCGTTCATCCGCCAAAACCTCGGCGCCCCACCGGAAGACCCGGACACCCAAGACGACACCGAAGACGATGAGCCCGACCTACAGCCGCCCGCCGCCGCGGCACCTGAACCGCCCAAGCCCTCACCCAAGAGCAGCCGCCGCAAGGGCGAGAACGGAGACCCAACGCTGTGGTGAACAAGCCTGAACTTCCCAACCGCGCACGCCCGGCCAACAGCACCCCGGCCCGGCCCTGGTACCGCATCCAGAACAAAGCCGATGACGGTACCGCCCAGATCGACATCTACGACGAAATCCACTGGTTCTGGGGTATCAACGCCGCAGATTTCCGGCGCGACCTCCTGGCGCTGGGCGATGGAATCAAAACCATTGAGGTACACGTCAATTCCCCTGGCGGAGACGTGTACGAAGCGATTGCCATCATGAACACGCTGCGCCAGCACGAGGCCCGTGTGGTGACCATCGTGGACGGGCTGGCCGCATCATCGGCCGGGTTCATCGCGGTCGGTGCCAGCGACGAGCTGATCATGGCGCCGAATTCTGAACTCATGGCGCACCTTCCGTGGTCATACGCCCGCGGCAACGCGGCCGACCTACGCAAGACCGCCGACGACCTCGATCGCATCGCCACCAACATTGCGTCGATTTTCGCCACCCGAACAGCCACCCCCGTCGCCGATTGGCTGCAGGTGCTCACCGATGAAACCTGGTGGTCCGCAGCCGAAGCCGTCGACGCCGGACTAGCGCACCGGGTACTGGCCGCCGAACCCGACGGGCCGGACGCCGAGGCCGCCAAGAACCGATTCGATCTGTCTGTCTTCAACCATGCGGGACGCCGGTTCGCCCCGCCACCAGCGCGAATCTGCGCGCTGTCCCAAGCCCCTCAGCCTGCCGAGGCCGAGGCAAACAGAGGAAAGGAGCCCATTGTGGCAACCCTGAATGAGGGCCTCGCGGAGCTGCTCGGCGTTGCGGCCGACGCGAACGACGAGGCCATCCTGGATGCGGCCAAGGAGGCGCTGCAGGCACGCGCCAACAGCACCGCGGCAGCATCCGATACTGAGCCGACGGTCGACCAGATCACCGCTGCCGCGGAGAAGGCCGGACTGGTGCTGGTCAACAAGGCGCAGTGGGAAAGCACCGTCACCGCCGCCCAAGACGGCGCGGAAGCCCGCAAGCAACAGCTTGCCGACGCCGACGGCGCACTCGTCGACGCCGCGATCCGGGACGGCAAGTTCGGCCCGGCCGACCGCGCCTACTACCTGGAGATGCTCAACAGCAACCGGGAGCTGACGACCGGGTTCATCAACAAGATGGCCAAGGGCTTTATCCCGACCCAAGAGGTCGGCCATTCCACGCAGGTCGTCGACGGTATCCCCGACGACCTGAGCTGGTTCGACTCCGCGCCGACGGCGCCGAGCACTGCAGGACAGGAGTAGATCAATGACAGGCGAAAACGTAGGCGTTTACGAGCCCGGCCGGGATATCACTGGCCTGGCCTCGGCCGCCGTCACCGGCAAGCGGTTCTTGAAGATCAGCGGGAACCGCTCAACGGCCACCGGCAATATTTCGGTCGCACCCGCTGACGCAGGCGGCCGGGTATGCGGGGTGGCGAAGTACGACGCCGCCAGCGGCGCCATTGTCGGTGTCGCCCGCGGCAATTCACGCGTCACCCACGTGACAGCCGACGGCGCGATCGCCGCCTTCGCGGAGGTCGAGGTCGGCACCGCAGGCAAGGCCAAGACCAAGGCCAGCGGTATCGCCGTTGGTTATGCACTCACCGCGGCGGCCGACGGCGCCGACGCCGAAATCAGCCTCTACTAGGAAAGGGCAACCGAAATGGCAACCTCTCCCGTCGCGTACCCGTTGGGGGCGCCGGTCATCAGCAACAACACGATCACGGTCGACCTGGCCTACAAGCAGCCCGGCCGGATCACCAAGCGGCTCTCGGACCTGACGCTGCAGAAGTTCATTACGCCGGAACTGTTCTCGTCCTCGGGAACCGCCACCACCGCAGGCGCCATCATCTACGACACGATCACCGTCAACGAGCTGTACACGAAGAACGACGTGGAACAGCGCGGGCCCTCCGATGAGTACCCGATCGTGCAGGGTGAACGGCTGCAGCCCAAGGTCGCACAGTCCGAGGACTGGGGTGGAAAGTTCTGGATGTCCGACGAAGCCATCCGGCGCAACGACAAGCTCCAGATGGACCGTCTGACACGGCAGCTGGCGAACACGATCGTCCGCAAGGTCAACCAGCGGACCGTGGCCGTACTCGATGCGGTGATCGCCTCACTGGGCGGCGCCGGTGTCATCCCCGGTCACGACTGGACCAACGTCACCCTGACCGGTACCAGCCCGACGCCGAACAACGCCCGCCCCTTCGCGGACATCATCGGAGCCCAGCTGGCCGCCGACGTCGAGGAACTCGACTACGTGTACAACGTGTGGGTCGTCAACCCGCGCCAGTACGCGGACCTTCGCATCGCCTACGGCCCCGAACTCGACGCCGTTCTGCGTGACGGCGAGATTTCGATGTTCCGGTCCAACCGTGTCGCCAACGGCACTGCCTACGCCGCGGTGCGCGGTGGTGTCGGGTTCTTGGACTACGAGCAGCAGCTGCAGACCGAGACCTGGCGCGAACCCAAGACCAAGCAGAACTGGGTGCAGTCCTCGGTGCTGCCCATCATGGGCGTCACCGACCCGTACGCCGTCAAGAAGGTCACCGGACTGGCGGGTTAACCCCCGCCAGTTTCGGCACACAGCCCCCAGAGAGGAGATCTTCGAAATGGCAAGTGTGACAGAGAAAAAGGTTCTGGTTGCCACCTGGGAGTACCTCGACGCCGACGGTAAGCGCCGCCGCGCGTTCTTCGGCGACATCGTCAGACTCACCGACGCCGAGGTCGACCGCGCGCAAGCCGCCGGGGTATTCGCAGCAGCAGCAGCAGCCCACGAGGATCCGGCCCCGGCCGGTGACGACGGCGCTGCCTCCGGTGAGGGTGGGACAGAGGCCCTGCAGGATCCGGGAGCGCAGGCGGGCGGGGAGCGGCCGAAGAAGGCCGCATCCAAGGCCACCTGGGTCGCATACGCGGTCAGCCGCGGCATGGACGAAGCGGAAGCCAAGGCCATGAACCGTGACGACCTGGTCCAGAAGTTCAGCGAGTGAAGGAGCACGCGATGAAGTACCGAGTTCTCAAGCCGTGCGCGTTCACTCAGGACGGACAAGCCGTACACCACACGCAGGCAGGCGCTGTCGTGGCACCCGACGACGAGTTGGTGGCCGCTGCACTCGTGGCGGCAGGAAAGCTCGAAGCCGTCGACGAACCCGAGCCGGTATCGGCACCAGCCGAGGCGCCCAAGCCCGCCCCGGCAAAGGCCGCTGCGCGTAACCGCAGCGGTTCCGATGAGAACGGATCTGCCAGCCAGGATGGCTAACCCGTTCGTCGAAATCACGGCATTCACTACCGAATTCGGTGGGGCACTCACCGCGGCGCAGACAGCGCAGGCGACTCGTCTGCTGCAGGTGGTGTCCGACCGAATCCGGGAACTGAACCCCGATGTTGATCCCCTTGCGGCGGCGCAGGTGGTCTTCGAGGTGGTTCGCGACGCGGTCCTGTACGGGCACCTGGACCGGTTCGCGTCGTTCCAGAACACCACCAGCCGCCGCACTGAGGCGGGCACGGTCGACGCCGACCGCAGCGCCGTCGACGACTACCTCACCAGACGGCACAAGGTGCTGCTGGGCATCGCATTGGTAGCCGAGCCCATGGGGCATTTCCCGGAGAACGACTACTGATGTTCCAGATCGGCGGCGACGTCGTGGGAATTGTCAAGCGCACCAAGACCGCTGCACGCGACCGGTTCCAGCAGCGTATCGCCGCCGCCGAGCAGGTAGTGATCAAGAGCGGATGCCTGTTCGAAGTTCAGCCCACCGCCGTAGCCGACAAACGGGAAACCCCAACGTCGCCGCCGCTGGAACGCGAACTTGCCTGGGTGTTCCTGCCCGTGGACGCCGATACCCGCAGCATCACCGCGGCTGATGCGATCCGATACCCGGTGATCGACGACGACGGCAACGCACTGCCTGCTGACGATCCCCGCAGCCGCACGTACGAGATGGCAGGCGACGGTGTGGTGGAACCGGACATCCATGGCCGCCGCGACCACGTGGCCTGCGTGTGCGAGTGGCAGCAGATCACGCGGGCCGATGCCTAACCAGTTCGAGCAGTATGGGATCAGCCAGGACGACATCGACGAGGCACTCACATCCCAGGACGTGATCGACGCCAAGGTGGAGCTGGCCAACGAGGCCGCAGACTATTGGCGCTCAGTGTCCCCACGGGACACCGACGACTACCACGATTCGATCAAGGTGGAACAGAACGGATCTGACGTGAGCGTCGGGGCCTATGACCCTGCCGCGAACATCATCGAATACGGCAACGAGAAAACCCCTGAATTCGCACCCCGGGCGCAGACCGAAGCGCACTTTGAGGCACGCAGGAAGACCTCGTCGTGACGGTGGAACTTCTCGACTGGGAAGCACCCAACGGGATTGAAGTTCTGCTCGCGTGGCTGGCGCCGCTGGACGGCGTATGCGGCCCAGACCGCCCCACCGGCGACGGCTGGCCATACCGGCAGGTGACCCGTGTTACCGGGCCGGACGACAAGGTCACCGATTTCGGTCTCTATTCGGTGCACACGTTCGCCACCGGCCCCGACAAAGAAGCAGCGTTCACGGCCGCCGCGGACGCCGCCCAGATCACGCACCGTCGCCTGCTGGCGATGGCGCCACCGCTGGCCCCGCAACGGCGCATCGCGATCAGCGGCAGCCGGATCATCAAGGCCGACAGCATCACCGCCACCGAAGGGCCTCGCCCGGAGCACTACGGCGCAGGCGAACTGGTCGCCAGGCAAGTTGCGCGGTACCGCGTCGAACTGCGTTTCGCCGCAGCTCTCTGATTCCCCCTGACTGACAGCCGGTCCGGGGATTTTGTTGCACACCAACATCTCTGGGGTGTGCTTTCCGATTGAAAGGAAACCGCAATGGCCAACACATTGCCTATGACCGGCCAGGAGTGGGAGGACACCTACGGGTTCAACCCTCTGGGCATCCGCAAGGGCATCATCACCAACACCCTGATCCGGGACTACCACAGCTATCTGACGAACCTGGCCGACCCGGCGGTGGGCCTGAACGCCGACGGCATCTTCTCGCCCTACGCCCAGGACGGCCTGTACCGAGATGACCTGATGGACCCCGATTTCCCGGGTGGTCCGTTCTTGGATCCTGGTGCCCTCAAGGACGACGGCGTGAAGATCACCTCGGAGACCAAGGTCGAACAGACCCGGGTCGCGCAGGCGCGCCGCTCGCAACGCTACGACCTGACCGAGGAAGACGACGAGATCGAATTCACCTACCGTGAGGACAACCCGACAGTCGATCTGCTGCGTTTCGACAAGCCGCTGGTGAACATTCCCGATGTCGGCACCGCAGGCTATGTGCAGACCAAGCCCGCCGAGGGGGATCTGGTCGAACGCCAGATCATTGCCTTCGCCGAAGACGGCGACCACCGATTCGCCTACATTTTCCCGCGGGTCGCGCGTTCCAAGGTCGGCGATACCCAGCTGAACAAGAAGGATCCGCACGAGCTGAACCTGAAATACGGTGCCCTGCTGTGCCCGTGGGCCAAGTACCCGGTGGCCATCGCCCGTGAGGGTGCAGGGTGGCGGGCACTTGGCGGGGCACCGGTGTTCCCGGCCCCGGCGCCGAACGCGACGCCGGTGGCAGGCGGCAAGGCCACGATCGCATTCACCCAGCCGCAGGGCACGGGGGATCCGTGGGCGTACACCGTCACCAAGAACATCGGTGGCACCGAGACCGCGGCCGTCATCGACAGTGTCTCGGTCGTGGGAATCACGGTCACGATCACCGTTTCCGGCCTTGCCACCGGTGCCCAGGCCAAGTTCAAGGTGAAGGCCACCGGCTCGAACCTGGCGTCTGCGTTTTCGGCCGAGTCCAACCAGATCACCGCGATCGCTTAGCGATCCACACGCCCCTTGGGCGGGGTGTAGCTGTGGCACCCCGCCCAAGGTCAGGAGCATCCCACCGCAGCAGGCACCAAACTTCCGCAGCACGAGAGGAATTCACAGCACATGAGCAACTCACAGCCCACGGTCCGCGACGAAGCGCGCCAGCGTCGGCGCCTGAGCCTGGATCAGGCCATCGACGACGTGTCCAACTACTTCGGGGTCGAAGGCGCGCTCATCGTCGAGATCGAGGGCGAGGACTTCGAGATCCCTGCCCGCGTGATGCTCGACAAGGAACAGCAGAAGCGATACAAGGCATATCAGGATCGCTTCGAGCAGCTGGACAAAGAAGAAGTTCCACGCCGGAACCTGCTTACCGGTGAAATCTTGGTGCACCCCAAAACCGGTGAAGTTGAGATGATTTCGCGTGTCAAAACCCCGCACGCCATCAACGATGTCGTTCTGGAAGAACCCTACGAGACAGCGCTGGCGATCGTGCTGTGGGGCGAGGAAAAGGGCGGGCGCTATTTGGCCGCCGGTGGCCCGATCGGGCTTATCACCATGACCTGGAACCGGATGGACTACGAGTTCGACGAGTGGAAAAAGGAGCGGGAGAAGACCGATCCCAAAAGTGACGGCAGCGCTGCAAGCGTGGCCGATGTACAGCCGGGAAATAGCCTCTGATCTTTCGCTCTACCACCACCGTTCCATCACTGAATGGCTCAAGGGGGACATGAGCAGCGCCGAGCTGCTCATCTTCCTCGATGGGTTACCCGATGCGTCGAGCTTCAAAACCTGGTGCTACCGCGGCGGCGACTGGACTGACGATCTGAAGATCAAGGCGCGCATGGTCAACGAGCTTGCTTTGGCGCGCGCCGACGGCCGCGGCTATGTACCCGAGTTGGTGAAGACCCCGCTGGAATTCGCTGCTGAAATCGCGCACCTGGACTGGCAGCAACGCCGCCACGACGAGGTGCTCGCCGCGCTGCAGGGCAAAAACAAGAGGAGGTGAACTGGCCGTGCCGTTGACACTTGACGTTCTGACCGAACTCGACGAGTCGTCGCTGCAGCGTGAAATCGACCGCGCGAAGTCCCAGATCGCCACCGCAGGACGCGACGCCGGGCGCGATTTCAACCGCAACTTCAACTCCTCTGTCGGGCAGCTGAACATCCGTCAGGCAACAGCGTCGCTGCAGCAGGAGCTGGAATCTGCTGGCCGGGAAGGCGGAAACCGATTCGCCAACCAGGTCACGAGCCAGATCAAGGATGCAGCCGCCGAAGTGGCAGGTCACGGCCGCGATGCCGCAGACGGATTCTCGAATGCGTTCTCCGACGGGGTCTCTGGCGCCCCCGGTATCTCTGGTCTGGGTGAAGCGGTAGCGGGCCGCATGGGCATGGCCGGTGCCGGGGTGGCCGCTGCTGCCACGTTCGGCACAGCGTTCGGCGCCGCCTTAGTGGCTGCTGCGGCGTTGTTCGGCAGCGCCGTCGTGGACGGGATGGCAACCGCTGCAACCGTCGACCTGTTTCAGGCGAAGATGGGGCTGGACGAGGAGTCCATGGGCCGCTTCGCCAAAGCCGCTGGCGCCGCCTATGCCAACAATTTCGGTGAGTCGCTGGCCGACAACCTGGAGGCGGCGCAGGCAGCATTGCAGGCCGGTTTGATCGGGCCGGACGCAGCCGACGCCGAGGCACAGCGCACCGTCGAGAAGCTACAGGGCGTCGGGGAAGTCACCGACGCGAACGCCAAGGAGCTAGCCAGAGCATCAGCGACGCTCATCCGGGCAGGGTTCGCCGACAGCACATCTGATGCACTGGACATCGTCACCTCCGGTTTCCAGAACGGGCTGAACGTGTCCAACGACTGGCTCGACTCGATCAATAAATACTCGGGCCAGTTCCGCAAGCTCGGCCTGGACAGCGGCGACATGCTGACCCTGCTCAAGGAAGGGCTGGAGGGCGGCGCCAGCGGCACCGGCGCGGTCGCGGACGGGCTAAAGACCCTGAGCGCCAACGCTGTCAAGGGCACCAAAGACACCAACGAAGCCTTCGAGGGCCTGGGATTCAACGCCGACGAGATGGGCAAGCGATTCGCCGCGGGCGGTGAGCAAGCCCGTCAGGCGCTCGGCAAGGTACTCGACGAGCTGCGCAACGTCGACGACCCGATGCAAAAAGCCCTGATTTCGCAACGGCTGTTCGGCAGCCAATGGGAAGAGATGGGCGACGCCGTCAACAAGCTGGACCTAGACCCCGCGAAGAACAAATTCACCGACCTGCAAGGCACCTCGGATCGGGCCACGAAGACCGCGACGGACAACTTCAAATCCCAATGGGCCGCCGCTACACGGGAAGTCGACCAATACTTCAGCAACCTGAGCGAATCCATCGCGGACGCTTTCGCGAAAGCGCCGATCATTGCTCAGCTGCCTGGCTGGGTGAAGAGCTTCTTCCAATCGCTCAACGAATATCACGGCGGCGGTGGCGGTGTGGACGCTACAGGCAAGCCATACACCGCCCCGACGACGCCGGTGCAGCTCGATCCGGCTAACCCTGGCGGCTTGCTGCAGCCGCCGGGTGGGGGCGTGAACGCGATCGGCGGCGATGGTGTCGGGCTGGGCTTGGGCAACCTGCTCAATCCGACCCCGGGTGCGCCGCCGCCCCCGGGATCTCCGTTGGCGCCCAAGCCTTCGAACGCGACCGATGAGGGCCCGCAAGCCGGTGAACACAAGCCGATCGATCCGACACCGGACAAGCCGGACAAGACGCCGCCGTCGTTCGATCCGAGTTTGTGGTCGGTGCAGGCCAATCCGGTGGCTATGCCGCCGCTGGGGGCGCCCGCGATGGGCATGGGGACCGCGGGCATTGCCGGGGGTCGGGGCTTCGGGCCGGGCTACTGGCAGGTCGATCCGCAGCGGGTGTTTGACGCCGAGTCCGGGGTGGAGCGGGCGAAGAACAACCTGGAACAGGACCGGATCCGGCGCCTGGAGCTGGAGGCCAAGGGCAATGCGTCGCAGCGTGAGCTGCTGTCGATCAAGAACCAGATCCAAGAAGACGAACGCGCCTACATCTCAGCTCAGATGAAACTGGCTGACGCGCAACAAGGTACGTGGAAAAAGCAGAAAGACGCCACGAACAACTTGTTGTCCGCGCTGGGCCAGATCGGGGCCGCTCTCGACAACGACCTGGGCGCCTCCAAGGGGTTGGCGGGTCTTGCCGACAATCTGGTGCGGTTCGTGGCCAGCCTCGGGGCGGCGCCCATGATGGGCCAGCTCGCGGTTATCGCGCAGGCCAACGGCGGCATCGCGCGCACGGGCAGCGGGTTGGCCGGGTTCATCGGCCAGCAGATGGGCCTCGGACAGGCCCCCGTACCGCAGGGGTACGCCGCAGGCTATCTCGGAGGCAGCTTCGGTGGCGGTGGCATGTACGCGGGTGACGCCGCGCTGCTCGCGAACGTGCCCGCGGGCCGATATGAGACGCCGAACGAACCCGCGGTCTGGGATCTGACGAAGGGTCTGGCCGACTGCTCGTCGGCGGTCGAAGATCTGGTCAACCTCATGGACGGCCGCCCCACCGGCGGCCGTCAGATGTCGACCGCCAATGCCGACCAATGGCTGCGCTCGCGTGGCTTCCTCCCGGGGATGGGCGGCGATGGTGACTTCCGGGTCGGATTCAACCCGTCACATATGCAGGCCACGCTGCCCGGCGGCACGAACATCAACTGGGGCAGTGACAGCGCGGCGGCCCAGCGCGGCATGGACGGCGGCCAGGGCGCCTACGACCCGGCGTTCACGTCGCACTACTACCGGCCCGCGACCGGCGGCGGCACAGGTGGTGGTGGCTTCATGCCGGTTGCGCCGTCGGTGGGTGTTACCCCGACTCCCATCACAATGCCGCCGTCGGGTTATGCGCCGCTGAGCGATGCCGCGCTGGCCAATCCGGGTCTGACAAATCCGGGCGCGCCCGGCGCTGGGCAGAGCGGGCCGTCGCCGCTGTTGGCGCCCGGTGGTGGCGCGGGCGGATACGGCCCCGGCGGCACGGGCCCGATGCAGGGCCGCTCGTATGGGCAGGGCGGCCCGGGCGGCGGCGGGTTCCAAGGACTCGGTGGCGCCCCGATGGCAGCGCTGTCGACGGCCGCCTCCGGTTTGGACCTGATCGCCCCGGGAGCTGGGCAAGGCGCCCAGATCGCGATGCAGCTGACCAACCGTGCGATTGGCTACGCCGGTCAGCTCGCCGGTATCGGGGTATCGGGTCTGCTGGAGACGTTCGCGCTCAACGATTCGGCGTTGTCGGATCCGTCGAAGAACTGGATCGGCAAGATCGCCTCGGGCATTGCCGGTGCCCGCCCGGCGCTGCCGAACTCTGCAGGCCAGTCCGCGCCTCCGATCGCCCCGCCTGAGAAGCAGCAGAACCAGGGCCAAGGCCAGCAGGGCAGCGCGCCGATGGTGAACATCGAGAAGTTCGAAAACGGCAGCGGCAACCCCTCCGATGGGCAGTCCGCGGCCCGCGACATTGCCCGCCAATTCAATTCCGTTGGAGCGGGGGAGCGTTGAGCAGGCACTGGCCGCCCGGACCCATCACCCCATACGGCATCGACCTGGTCACCGAAGGCGTCGAGCCGATCGTGCGGTTCACCACCGGCAACAAGCAGCTCTCGTTCGACGTCAACGGAGGCGGCGCCCCGCACCCGGGCGTGCAGCCGGGCATGGTGCTCGAAGACGGAATCAAGGGACTACACCCGAAGTTCTCTCACCTGGATCAAAAAGGCGCGCACCAGGACGGCGTGACCAACCGCGGAACCGTCTACGACGAAGGCGAATTCGACATGACGGTCATCGCGCAGGCCAAAGATCACATCACCGAGCGGCGCCTGATCAACGACTGGATCGAAATGTGGGATCCGAAGAAGACACCCACCATGACGTTCGTAACACCCGACATGGGGGAGTGGTGGTGCTACCCACGGTTGCACCGCGCCTCGCCAGAGGGCTTGCAGAAGCTGATGTTCCGCAACGGCAAAGCGCGGTTCACGTGGTCGATCCGCAACGACGACGCGTTTTTCCAATCACACCCGTCGGTGTCTGAGTTTTACTTTTCTTACCGCTCGCAGCGTGACGCGTTCCGGCGCAACAGCCCGGCGGGGCTAGGCCCGGACTGGGACCAGAAGTACACACCCGGTGCCGGTACCTGCGGCACCGATGGCCAGATGTGCCGGTGGTTCGACAGCGGCACCGGCCAGCGCACGGTGGTGAACCGCTACAACAAGTCGGTCACCGCCACCGACAACCAGGTGATCACCATCAAATTTGGTGGATTGAGCGAGTTTCCGTTCCCCGATGCGGCATTCAACGACATCTGGGGTCGCATGAACACCACCGGGGATCCGGGCACCACCGGAATCCGGGCCCGCATCGGAAGCGGCTGGATCCGGCTATCCGGGTGGGTTGGCGGCGCGGAGGTGTGGGTGTGGGAACGGCCGCTGCTGGTGCCGCCGTTCTGGAACGAAGAGTGGTCGCTGGTGTGCGGCACGCCGAGCAACCCGCGCGAATTCCGGGTGCTGCGCCAGGGCTTTCCGGTGTTCAAATTCATCGAACCGTCGGCTCTGTCCACCATGGGCGAAGCGTTCCGCAGCACCGGGTTCGGAATGGAAGCAGGCGCCGGTATCAGCGGAATCAACCCACAGGTCACCCCGGCGCCGTTGTGGGAGTGGTCATCTGGCGACAACGCCACCGTCACCCAGTCGGGGTTCCTGTCGCTGACGAACATCGGCACCGAAGACGGCTGGCCGCGGATCACCGCGTACGGGCCGGGCCTGTTCCGGTTCGGCAACGGGCCGGGCTCAACGGACATGATCGAATTCGGGCCGCTGCTGGAGGGGCAGATCGCGCAGATAACCACGCTGCCGCGGCTGCGCGGTGTCGTCGACCTGAGCCCAGATCAGCCCGAGCAGGATCTCGACGAATTTCAGGACATCATGAAGCGGCTAATCAGCTTGGCCACCAACGGAAATGTTCCGCCGCTGCTGGAATGGTTCGAGTCGCAGTTCGGGATCCGGCCACCGCAGGGCATGCTGTACGCGCTGCTCGGTGGCCGGTTCACCCGGTGCTGGCCCGGTAAGGAAGAAGGCATGCTGCCGGTCACTGGCCGCATGGCCGTGGAAATCAAGGACGGCAACGCCAACTCGCGAGTAATCGCTGCCCTCACACCCAGGCGGCGATGGCCCGTGTAGCTGTCGCAGACCCTGCGACCGCCCGGGAAAAGCTGTACTCGGACAAGTACACCGCTGCCAACTTCGCGGAAATCGCTGCCGCTGTCGAGCAGGCCGCACCCTCGGACATTCTCGTCGAGCTGCACACCAACACCTACAGCGCCAGCGCCGAGTGCGGCGACTACATGGAACTTCAGGTGGCCTGGCCGCGTAACGCCGTCGGTACCGGCTCACTGGTCCTGAAAGGCTCTGACCCGCTCGCCCCTATCGCGCTGACCTGCCACGAAACCGTTGTGCCCGTGACGGTCACAGTCGGTCACCTGCGCTGGTCGGGCCGCATCAAGAAGGCAGTCGACAAGTTCGGTGACGGCCCCGACACTGTGGTCTGCGAACTCGAAGGCGACTACGCCTGGCTGTACAAGATCTGCGCATTCCCGAATTTCCTGCTGCCCATACAGGTGCAATTCCCGAACCGCGGCGTGGCAATCGGCGGCGCGATCAGCGTCATCAAGTTCCTGATCGCCACCCAAGCATTCCGAATCCAGTCGGGCATGTGGGATCTAGTCAACAACCTCGGCTCGCTAAACCTGGACTGGCGCACCTGGTTCGGCACATGGCTGATGCAAAACCCCGGCGAGGATCTGGAATTCCAAGACATCCTCGACATGCTCACCACCCCGATTTACGTGGTGCCGACGGTGGGGATCTTCGACACCAGCCCGGTGATTTCCATCAACTGGCGCATGGACCGCCTGGCCGAACTGATCGACCAGGAAGTCAAAGACAACGGGCTGTCGGTCGAGGTCAATCTGTGGAAGCCCGGTGAGCCGCAACCGCATCCGACCGCCAACCTGCGCGTGCCCACCATCGTGGTCGATGTCAAGGACCGGATGGGTGTCATCGGTCCGACCGGAACATTCTTCGACGGCATCCTGCGCGTGCTGGTCGATCTGCAGGATTCGGCATTCGGGGAAATCCTCAAGCCGTTCCTGAACCCGGACAACGAGTACGCCCCCGACGGGGTGGTGATCGCCCCGAGACTGGGTGTGCACTTCGTCAAACCGTGGTGCGTGTTCTCCGACCATCCGCTCAGCGGCATAAAAGGTGAACTGGCGCACCATCATCCGCTCGCACACACCATCATCGCTGGTGGCCGGTCACCGAAGTGGATGAACGATCTCATCAACGCGACGCTTAGCTGGCTACTCGATTCACTCATGATCGTGATCGGAATGACCGGCGTTCCAAGCAATCTGCTTGACGGCATGTTCAACGACGTGTTGCTGGCGTTCCAGATGAGCCAGAACTTCGACCGCCGCGTCAAGCTCGGGCCCTACGGCTACCCGGAGTACTTCGTGCCCACCGGGCATGCCGCCTACAACATCGACATGTTCTTCGCGCTCAAGCGCGCACAGTGGGAAACACGCGGATACATCAGCGGCAAGCTGACTTTCGACAACGGATACCCGTACGAAGTTGGCCGCGACGTATTCCCCGGAGCACTGGCGTCGGTGGTGCGCCGCGGCATGTTGTACACCGACTACATCGAAAACGTGGTCCTGACCGACACCCGCCGCGACCGCGTGAAAGTCGAGGTCCAGCTAGGGGACGGCAAGGCCGAAGAAGCACCCGTCACCCGCCTGCAGCGCAAGGCCGTGAAGTTCCAGGAAGCCATCAACATTCTGACCATGGCGGCAGGCCAATGATCAAGGAAGGCAACATCCATGCCCGTAACCATTGACGGCAAAGACATCGTCATGTCAGGTGTGTGGCGCCTAGTCAACGGCTTCAATCCCGAGACCGGCATGGCCTATCTGATCGGCACCCCCGACGGGGGCGTCGGCATGTTGCCCTTCGTTGCCCCCGGCGTGGCGGGCCCACCGTCACCGCCCCGCAACATCATCCGCCACGAAGTACCGGCAGGCGATGAGCTGCCGCCGGAAAGCTCCAAGGTGATCGTCGTGGATCCCGGCGGGCCCGGCGAGGCCGCGATCTGGGACTGGGAGGTCTGGCTGCATGCCGGGGAAGATGGGCCCGCCGGTGTCGTGACGCTGATGAACGCCAGCGACCTCGAAGGCACCATCAACGACGGCAGCATCGACGGCTACACCATCGTGAAGAAGCCCGGCGAGAACAAGGGCATGTGGATCGCGCGCAAGGTCGGGGACTGGTGGATCCCGGGCACATCCTCGCTGACACCAAAGCCGTTCAACGCCACGTCGCCACACTCGCTCGTCGGTGTAGGTGTTCCGCCGCAGAAATTCGACTGGCGGCCCGAGGCGTACGCGATCGGGCAAGTAGTGGGCAGCACCGATACCCGCGTGGACTTCGTAGCCCGCGTCGGCACCCAAACGGGCCACGAGTGCGGCTATGCGCGTGGAGTGACCGGTGCAGCACCGCCGCCGCTGACAATGCTGCCGCTGCCGCCGCTGGGTAGCGACCTGAGCACGTACGGGCGAGTGTCCGCGGGTGTGGCCACCACGGTCTATTTCATGCTGGAGCAGAAGAACAGCTCCTCGAACAGCTGGTCGATGACACCCGGGCCCGATACCCGCGTCGGTGTGAAGGTCTGCCCGATCCCGTGAGCTTCCCGCAGTATCCGACGCCGCCGCGCGGGCTACCGCCCGGGTTCAGCCTGCCGCAGCAGCCGGACCTCCCGGGCAACGGGCCGCTCATGTCGGCCGAGGAGATCGCAGCCCGCCGTGAACAATTCATCGAACTGATTCTTCGGCAGGTGGTGCTGGCGGTCGCGAACGTAGTGACCGGCGGGCAGGCGGGCCACGCATTCGACGAGCTGCAGCAGTGGGCCGAGAACCTGCCCGGAATCGGCGACATCGTCACCAAGCTGCAGGAAATTCTGGGCGCAGCGTTCGGTGGCGTCGACATCACCAACCCGCGCGCGCTCGTCGAAGCCATCCGTAAAGCGATCGGAACCCTGTTCAACGGCATCCTGCCGGTGTCGTGGATCGCGGACGTGATCGAAGACCTGATCCAAGGCGCTGGCCAGTTCCTGGACGGCAGCAGCATCGCAGACAACCCGTTCATGCACTGGGATCCGAACACTCCCGGCATTACGTCGGGATTCTCGGGCAAGATGACCGCCAACGGCACCTGGCAATCCGTGCGCGGCGAGATGTTCGACGTCGTGCCCGGCAATGTGGTGAAACTGCCCGCGGCAACCAAATGGTCCGGCGTCACCGCCACACCGGGCAGCAACCCGATCAAGGTCGGCTTCGCCACCTGGGACGCCGCCGGTAACGCCTTGCCCGATGTCATCACCGGGCAGGTCCACCCTTCGACCGCGTCGGCGCCGTGGCAGCCCATCGCGACCACTGACTGGATCGTGCCCGCTGGCGTAGCGCGGGCGGCCTCAATCATGACCCTGGATTCCGGTGCGCTCAGCGGCGACGTGTGGTTCTCCAACGTGTCGAGCTTCAAGTCAAACAAGATGGCGCCCAACATTGTTGAGAGCCTGATCGAGGGCGGACAGAACCTCGGCGAAGACATCCAGAAGACCTGGAACAACATTTGGAACGCAGTCTTCGGCGGCAATGAATCCGGCAAGACCCCCGACGATGTGAAAACCGCTACCGCGCACGTCACTTCGGTCGCCAACGACGCGAACGCCGCGGCACAATTCGCATCCTCGATGGTGATCCGGCCACGGCGCAGCCCACGCTGGATGTCGACCGGCACCCACGACGACGTGTCCTTCCCGATCGCGCTGGCGCAATCGATGTTCACCCCAGCGTTGGGGGACATCACCTACATACCGATCACCCCGGACACCGACCGCGTGTACAAGGCCCTCAAGTTCGGGCTGGTCGGCAACGCGATGACCAACCTGTACGTCGGCGTCTACAAGTTTGAATATGACGGAACACTCACCCGGGCGGTCTATCTCGGCGATGTGAAGTCTGCGCTGACCGCCTCGAAGGTGCAGACGTTCGCGGCACCCGGCGGTGTGTCGGTCGGGCGCGGCGAAACCGTGTATCTCGCCGTTCGGCAGGTTGGCGGCACCGCTGGGCAGATGTTCACCACGCCGTCGCTGCTGCAGGTGACCGAGGTGGTGCAGCCGGTGCCGACCTACATCACCGAGAAGAACAACACCGGCACGGGGCTTCCGGCGACGATCTCGGGGGCGATCGTGCGTTCGGAGTCCGCGCCCGCGTGGGGTGCACTCGGGGAGACGCTGCTGGATTCACCGTGGACGGACTACACCGCGCCGGGCTGGTACACCTACCTGTTCGGCACCGATTCACGCTACGTCTACATCGCGGGCTCCAGCGCCGGTGGCGGCGGTGGTGGCGGCGACGGCGGCTGGAACAAACCAGGCGAAGGCGGGCGCCGCGGCAACTGGGCGGCCCTGAGCCTGGAGCGCGGTGTCGGGATTCCCTGGGACGTGCCCGGTTTGGACGTGTACGTTCCGGCGCCGGGCGCGGGCTCACCGAGCCGGGAAACCAACGGCAGCCCCGGCGAAGCGCTGATTGTGAGGCTGTCGACCGCACCGGGCACCGTCCTGTTGAACATCCCCGGCGGTGCGGCCGGGCGCCTGGCCTACGGCGGGCTGTTCAACCGCGATCCGATCGGTGAGGCCCAGATCAATTACCCGTTCTTCGGGCGCCTATTCGTCGGTGGCCTGGCAGCAGCCAAGGACACCAACGGCAATAGCCCCGGTGGCGGCGGCGGTGGCGGCGACGGCGGATTCGGTGGCAACGCCAACGCGGGCCGCCCGGGCGGTGCTGGTTTCTGCGCGATACGGACCGCGTGAAGTGACTACCCCGATGCCGACACGTACGGGCGGAAGGTGGTACGGCCGGTTCCGCATCACGCCCACGAGCGTGCTGTCGCGGGTAGCGGTCGGAACTCCGACGATCACGACAGGGCCACTGACTATCCGTCCCACGAGCGTGCCGTCGCGCGTCGCGGTCGGAACACCGACTATTACATGGCCCCAAGATATTCGGCCGACCGGTGTTCCGTCCCGTGCAGCTGTCGGAACACCGAGCCTGATACAGAACATCACCCCGACGGGTGTGCTGTCCCGTGCAGCTGTCGGAACCCCAACCGTCACCGTGGGGCCGGTCACGATCCGTCCCGCCAGTGTCCCGTCCCGAGCCGCCGTGGGCACCCCGAACATCGCGCAGGTCGTCAAACCTGTCAGCGTGCCGTCGCGGGCGGCGGTGGGCACCCCGAACATCGCGCAGGTCATTACCCCGACCGCCGTTACATCCCGCGCCGCTGTCGGGACGCCGACATTGACCCGCGGACCGGTCACCATCGCCCCGACGGGTGTCCCGTCGCGGGCCGCGGTCGGCACGCCGACGATCACCCAGCCCGCCACGGTCAACTACAACACCCAGGGCGTGGGCACCGAAACAACAAGCTCGCCTGCCCAGTGCACGATTTCCCCGAACGCTGGCGATGACGTGCTGGTGTTCTACTCGCTGGGATCGGGGGCGGTCTCGTCGGCGACCTACGGGGCGAGCAACCTGCCGATGATCTGTGGCGGGCAAGCACTGTCCAACGGTGTATTGATCGCGGCCTACCTCATCAGGAATGTCGCCGCCGGTAGCGCCACGATCAATATCAACAAGACGGGTTCGAGCTGGGGGCAGGCCGTGGCCGTCTCCTACGCGGGCGCGCAGGGATTCCGGCCCGCGAAATCCGCTGTCGGCAACGGAACATCGTTCTCCCTGCCGGTCACCGTGCCGCTCAACGGGCGCACCGTGCACGCGTTCACCCCCGGACAGAACAGCACCACTCTGTCTGCGCTCACCGGCGGCACCAGCCGCTACCTGGACAATGTCGGGTTCTTGACCCAATCGGTGCGTGACGCCGACGCGGCCACAACATTCGGTGGCTCGCTCAGCGCGACCCGCGACTGGGCCGCACTCGGCGTCCCCCTGTGCGCGGTAGCCCCCACCGGGCCTATCCCGAAGTACAGCACCGGCACGGACGCCGACGGCATCAACGGCACTAAGACATTCGACGTCTACACCGCAGCAGGGGATTACGTGTACGCGTTCGTCGGACAAACCGGGCCCGGGGATCCCTCGGCGGTCACCTGCGCCGGTACCGCGATGACGTTGCTCGACACCCTGACCTGGAACACCGGGTCCGCAACAGGATTCATCAAGATCTACCGCAGCGCCGCGGCAATGGCCTCGGCGGGCGCCAAGACCGTCTCTGTGACGGCCACCGGCGGCAACTGGTGGCGCGCTTGCGGATTGGCGGTCTCCGGGGTCACCAGCCCGTCAGGCACGGTGACGAAAACGTCGTCGACATCATCGCAGCCGACCCAAGCCGTCACGTGTGCCGCCGATCAACTGATCATCCAGATATTCATCACCTCGGCCGCCGTCACCGGTACCGAGGGCGGCGCGGGTCTGTGGCTGACGCCTTCAGCCGGGCAGGTCTTCATAACGCTCAATGTTGCTGACGAGTCAACAACTTTCAAGCTCGCTAACACCTCCGTGAACTGGGGCGCAGCCGCGCTCGTCCTGAGCTGACACAACCAGAAAGGCAACACCAAATGGCAAACATCATGTACGACAAGGCATATGAGGCGTTCGGGAACGGGCAAATCAACTGGCTTGCCGACACCATCAAGGTCGTTCTGGTGGATACCGGCGGCTACACCCTGAACGCGGCCACCCACGAATTCCTATCGGATATCCCCTCCGGTGCTCGTATCGCCACCTCGGCCGCGCTCACGGGTAAGGCGAACGTGCTTGGCGTGCTCGATGCCAATGATTCTTCATGGCCAGGGGTGACCGGTCTCAGCGGTGAAGCGGTGGTGATCTTCAAAGACACCGGCACGGCCGGTACGTCGCGGCTGATCTTCTACCTAGACACCGCTGCCGGGCTTCCTGTAACCCCCAACGGCGGCGACATCAACATCCAATGGGACAACGGCGCCAACAAGATTGGCCGACTCTAATGTCGGTAGTGAGGGTCATCGCGCTATGCCTGGCGCTCGCGGGGATCACAGCGGCAGTGACGTTTACCGTCGCAACGCACATCGCACCGGGTGAACACTCCCAGGATCCACGCGTCCGCGCCGGAAGGTTCAGCTGGTGAGCTTCGTATGGTTCCGGCCCGAAGGTCCGCTGCGCACCCGTGAGCAGATTGCCCGCGAGGTGCATGCGGTGTCGCTGGCTCGTGGTCTTGACGAACTCGCCTCGGTGCTGACGCTGATGTGCATCGACGTTGAGGCGGGTGCGGCCGACGACAACGGGGTTCGGCAGTGGTGGTGTCCGTGGAATGCCAATGATCCGACGTCGAAGAACTATCCGCACGATTCGCAGTCCGATGATGGACGCTCGGTGGGGTACTGCCAGCAGCAGAACGGCGCCGCCGGTGAGGTGGTGTCGGGCAGCGACAACTGGTGGGGTCCGATGCGCTCGCGGATGACGCTGACACTGGCGGTCGATGTGTTTCAGACGCGGCTGGCCGATGACTACGGGCGCGCTGCCGGAAACCCGAAGCTGGCAGGGGAGTTCGTGCAGCGGGTGCAACGATCGGGGTACCCAGACCGCTATGCCGAACGCTGGGACGAAGCGTGGGCGGTGCTGCGGCGTGCGCTTGCGCAAGGGCCCGTCACCCCGAAACCGCCGCTGCCGCCCATCACCGGCAGCCCGATCACGCGTTCGCGGCTGACTTCGAATCGGTACGTCGGCCGCGGCGGTAAGACGCCGCGCTGGATCGTGGTGCACACGCAGGAAGGTGGGCGCTCGGCGTGGGATCTGGCCGGGTTCCTGATTTCCACGCAGGGCACATCGGGGGCGGTGTCGTACAACGCGTGCGTCGACGACACCGAAACTGTGCTGACCGTGAACTGGGACGACACCCCGTGGTCGGCGGTCAACGCCAACCCGTATGCCTTCCACATCTGCATGGCCGGTTCCTATTCGGGCTGGGGGCGCGGCAAGTGGCTCGAAACCGATGCCCGCGACGGCAAGAACGAAGACCTCCAGCTGACCCGGACCGCGCAGCTGATCGCGTGGCTGTGCCGCACCTACGACATACCCGCGGACTACATCGGCGGCAGCGGAATCCCTTGGGGCCGCGACGGTATCTGTGGGCACCGCGACTTCGGTAGCTGGGGCGGCGGGCACACCGACCCCGGCCCGGACTTCCCGTGGGACGAGCTGATCCGGCGCGTCCGCCTCTACCTCGACACCAGCACAGGAGATGAAGACATGGCCCAGGTACCACAATCGGAATGGCAGGAAGTCATCGATTACGTTCGCGCGCAGAACGACCCGATCCCGTCGGCCTCGCCGCTGCGGCACCTCGGGGAAGGCAACGTGAACACCCGCGCCAACCTGGCGCGCGCCATCGACGCCAACCAGCACGTGACCGCGGTGGTCACTCTGGCCAAGGAAGGCCACACACCCTCGATCGCGCTGCTCTGGGAGGTGTCGACCGCGGCCGACGCGCCGGGCAAGTACCCGGACCGGCAGGAAGACGCCAAGCTCGCTAAGACGCTGCTGGCCAGTATCAGCAAGGCCAAGAAAGCTGTTGCGGCCGAGGACATCGAAGCGTGGCTCGACGCCGAGAAGGCTGCCGCATGAACGGGCCCGACGGTAAGTGGATCGGCTACGGCGAAGGCGACGTATCCGACGCGGTGACACCGATCGAACGCCGCCTCGTGCACGCCTACCCGAAAAACAGTCACGCCATCGAGCACGGCGTCGCCGTGGATCGCACGTACACCGCGGGCACCGCCCGCGCGGTGCGGGATCTGACGGCGTTCATGAACAGCGATGCCCGCGAGCGGGAACGGCTGGCGCGCATGGGCATCGCCACCCCGCTGCGCAGCGACGGCGTCGCGAACCTGGACGTGCGCAAGGCCATCGGCGCCTACGTCGAGGCCCCCGCCAACCCGCCGCAGTCCAAGTATCCGATCCAGGGGGTGTGGGCCGATTCGCGGGCGTTCCTGAACCCGCCTACCGCGCATAGTTTCGTCAAGGCCACCAACGATTTCCGCGACGAAGCGATGCGCCTGTACCGGCCGATGGTGGGCACACCTGTCTGGCTTCTCGGCTACAGCATGGGCGGCGATTCAGTGCGCAAGATCCTGGAGGCCATGCCGCCCGAATGGCGCCAATACGTCGTCGGGGTGAGTACGTTCGGTGACCCGGCCATGCCCGCCGAGGGCAGCTTGCTTGGCGATGATCCCGGCGAGGGTATCTCCAAATCACCGCAGCCACCGTGGGTGCGAGACCGGTACTGGTCGTACTCGATCGACGGCGACTGGTACCCGCGGGCCCGCGGTCTGCTGTTCCTGCTCTACCAAGTACTCACCCGCGCAGAACTGACCATGGAATTCGCGATCTACCTGTTCACCGAATTCCCGAAGCAAGCATTTCAACAGCTCATCGGGCAGACCCCCAGCACCGACCCGCTGGCCGGGGCACTGGCCGGGTTGGCGGGCATGATGACCTCGGGGCCGCTCGGTGCGGTCGGCGCCTTGCTCAATCCGTTGCAGCTGTTCGCGATCCTGCCCGATCTTGTGCACCTGCTGTTCGACGCCATCAAGTTCGTGGCCACCAACGCGCACGGCAAGTACGGCGACCCCGCCTATGCGCTGTGGGACGGCATGACCGCCGTCGACCACGCAGCCGTAACCATCCGCCGCATCGCCCCCGAGGGCTGCACCCTGTTCCTGCTGCCGGGTACGTGGGCGAACTGGAACCAGGGCTTCCCGTTCGACGTCGCCGCGGCGCTTCAGCATGCGTGATGAGAGTTCGGCGCCTGGGAATTCAACCCAGCCCACTAGGCATCAAGAGCGCTCGCGCGCCTCCGCTCATGTGCGCCACGTTTGCAACCGTGCGCGGTGAGCTTCGTTCCGCCATCGCCGCCGGGGTGCCGTCTTCAAGCCTGTCATTTCAGGCTCCAAGCACCTTCGCCGAACAAACGTAGATGCTACGCCCGATCGGCCCCGCGCGAGAAGAGCGCGCAGGGACTCCACTCACCGTAAGCCCAACAGTCGAATCCACCGAATCGGTTATCCACAACCCCTTGAAAGGATCCCGTCATGCCCAACCCCGTCCCACAGAACGACACCACGCGCCTGGTTGCGTACGTGGCTCTGTTCATCACGATCTTCGCGGGCACGGTCACCTTGGTCGCCCTCGGCAAGCTGGAAGCTGACGACGCGCTGCAGTGGATCATCTCGGGCGCCGGACTGATCGGCACCGGCCTCGCGAGTCTCAAGATGGCGCAGGACCGCCGGGGCGGCAGTTCGGACGGGTCGGCCGAGTGAGCCCTGACCAGATCCAAGCCGTCGGCGGGGTGATCGTCTCCCTACTGGCCGCATGGCAAGCATTGACCTCACGCAAGGTCCGCGACCTCGAAACCCGGCTACGTGCCGTCGAGGCTGAACGAGACCAGTTCCGCACCAAGCTACGCGCGGCCGTGCGACACATCCGCGAATGGATGGCCTGGGAAACCCACCACACACCCGGCGCCCCACCACCTGAACTACCCCCAGAATTGCTCGACGAGGTGTAGGGAATCCGCGCGCTCGTTGCGTGCCCGCGCAGGAAACATGCCTCATCCAACACCGGCTCGGCCTGCTTCTGCATCTCTGCGCACTGCTACCCCTACCAGATTGTTTGCGGCCGGGTAATACAGAGATTCCCCGACGGTGAAGCCCTAGCCGGAAGACACCCCGCGTTGACGGGATCTTGGTAGCGAAGTACTGCCGGGTCGCCGCCAGCACAGGAGCCGTTTCCTAACGGAATTCGTCAAATCTGCGTGAACAAGCGAATTACTTCGCATTTTGCTTGTCAGTGGTTGGGTGTATCTTTCTTTGCTATGATCGAGAACAAGCATTTCCGCGCCCATAAGGGCAAGCTTATTTCCGTGCGGGATTGCTACCGGATATGGCCCGCCTGCCGCCGCGAAAGCCTCCCTCAAGATCCCACAGCGGCACCCCGAAAGAGGTTGCCTGCGGCAGTGAAAGCGCTCGCGGTGCTCGCCGCTGTCGCGATCCCGCTCTCTGCGGTGCAGCCAACAACAGCAACCCAGCCGATGGTGTCGGCCGCTGAACAGTTCGGGCAGGCAGCCACCGCCGCGTTCTCCCAATCGGCTGTCGGGCTAGATGCCTCCTTGACCAGTGCCCAGCGCGCCGCCGGACTACCGGTCAACCCCGCTGCTGGACTGGTCTCCGCAAGCCCAGCAGGCGAGGTGGAAATGATGCTGCCTACCCAGCTGGGCACCGGGCAGCTCACCTCGGCCGGACAAATGGTGTACCCGGATGCGGGCGCCGGATTTGATCTGCTGGCCGAAAACACCCGCCAGGGCTATCGCACCGTGGCCCGCATCAACAGCCCCGACGGTGTACGCGCAGTCACCACGTATGTGCGTATCCCTGCCGACACCGTGATGCTCATGCACTCCAGCGGCCACCTGACCCTCAACGAGGCCACCGAGAACGCCGCCACCGTCGGCGTCATGTCTCCAGCCGAGGCCCGGGATGCGGCCGGGCGCATCGTGTATTCGGCGTATGTGGCCAAACAGGTTGCCCCGCAGCTGTATGAAGTCTCCGAAGTCATCGCCCCCACCCCGTCAACTGCATGGCCGGTCTATGTGGACCCGCCGCTGGCCGTCGGTGATGGCCTGGCCCAGTGGAGCTGGTCAGATACCGGTGATGCAATCGGTGGCGCCGTGGACGCTGTGGGCAACAGCTTCAAAAAGGCCGGGGAATTCATCGGTAACGCCATGAGCGCCCAAGCCGACGGCAACGCGCTACAAGCCCAAGCGGTATCGCAAACCGTCCAAGAACACCCCACCGAATCAGCCATGCTCATCGGCGGCACCGCCCTCATGGCCACCGGTATCGGCTCAGCCCCCGGCGCCAGCCTGCTCACCGAAGCCGCCCTCGCCGTCAACAACGCCTCCATCGCCGCCCAAGCCATCGCCGCCGCCGACCCCAACAACAAAGGCCTACAAAACGTTTCCGCCGCGATGTCCATCGCCGCCGCCCTCACCCCACAAGGCCTCGGTAAACAAACACTGGCCAAAACCACCGAAAACGCTGTCGAGCAAGGCCTGAAAACCGGCGCCGACAACATCGCCTCCGAAACAGCCACCATCACCCGCGTCACCCCCCAAACCGCCACCAACCCAAACCAACTCGCCCACGAAATCAGCCAGGCAGGCAAACCGCCAGCAGTCCCCAAAGCCCCCAACGCACCACCGGGCAAGTATGTACCGGAGGTGCATCCAGCGTGCACGAGTATGAACTGCGGGCACGTCACGGAGAATCCCACCGCCGTGTACAGCGAAAAAGAGATGCCGGGGCATTATCAGCACAAAGCCGAAACCGCGCCCGATGTCATGACTAAAGAAACAGCCGAACAGACCAAGATCAATCGGCGCGGCAACATGCGTGGTACGCAGCCTGAACCGGGCATGCACCGGGACGAATCACCGCCAGCCTCATCGGCTGAGAGTCGTGATGGGAAAGCGGATGTCAAGCATCTGCCCGCTGACGAGAGCATCAAGGAGCGCGATCTGCTCCGCACCCTGTACACCCGATACAAGGTGAAGCCCGGTGACAACTATCAGTTCGCCTACCGCAACAACCAGGGCGAATTGAATTGCCAACGCTGTGTTCCTAAGCAGCCAACAGCGCCGCAGTCACCATCCAAACTGCCCGAGCGCCCGTCCACACCGGCCGATCTTCGGCAGGTACAGGCGGCGCGCGCCGAGCAGGCATCCCAAGCCCAGCGGTCCAAGGCGCTCACGGGCGCCCGGATGGTCAACAACGTCAGTCAGCAACAGTCCGCGCACAACAGCGAACCCCAAACGGTGCATGCCCGGCCCGAGTCCGAGGGCCAGCAGCGCGACAACCAAGCGGTACGTAACACCTCGGTCACCAACCAGACCCGCGACCACGCCCGCGAAGGCGCCCGCCCCGCCCAGAACACCGCCAACACCCATAATGGAAACGGCAGCTCGCACGATAGCGGCTCGCACTCAAAGAACAACGGCAGCAAAAAGAACAACAAGGGCAACGGCAAGGGCAACCGCGCCAAGCGCTCCAGAACAGGACGCCACTAGACCATGCCAAACGAACTTCTCTTCGAAGGCGAGATATACCCGGACGGCAGTCAGATCAAGATCGAGGACCCCGGTACGGCAGACATCCCCGAAGGAGTAACAGAAGGCGCGGCGTTCGACGCATCTAACAGCAGTGTCTCCGTATACACCATGTCCGCTGACGAAGCCGAAACGATCGGACGTGACGTGATGACCCGCGTCTACAGAGGCACAGACCCATCGGGCCTCGGCAACTTGATCTTCGACCAAACCGTGACGTTCACCCAACCCTTCCTTGGGGTGGGGGAGATCCTTCACGATGAAGACGACCTGAGCCATGTGCCGTTGGAACATGCCGGACCGATTCGCCTTCAGATCTTCACCGACAACACCATCAACACAGTTACGTATTCAAACCATGGTGAGCGCCCGATCAGCGGCCCTAGCGATGTCAACATCTTGATCCGCTACGACCTGAGTTGACCGCATTGCACGAACAGGCCGTGATGATCGAATGGGATATCGAGCCTTCGCTCGACTCGATATTTGAGGCGGAAGATCAGCTGTCGCAGGCGATTTCCTCCGGTGAGCTTGGCGAGGTAGATGGCAATGAAGTCGGCAACGGCACCGCCACCATCTATCTCTACGGCCCCAGCTGCGAGTCAATCTGGAAAGCAATCGAACCCGTCGTCCGCCAGCTCTCGCCTAGACCAGCGAGAGCACTGATACGCCCAAGGGGGCCAGAGATCGAGCCGCGGCAAGTCAGCCTCTCGTGAGTTAATCGAGCCATCCTGGTCGACGGGGAACGCAGGGTGTGGGTTGTCGATCCAGTGGTACGAGGCACAGCCAGACTGAACGGACTACAGCTCCTCACCGATGTCGGGAAGCAACGCGATATCTTCCGGCGTCTTATTCCTTCGAAACATACTGGCTGTATCTCGGACACGTCGCTTTCCCCATCCGGGATTTAATCTTTCCATCATCTGATACTCGGAATAGAACAAATCGGCCCTATTGCCCGTGGATCTCGATGCCATACTAAAAACTATGCTATTGCTGTACCAATAAAGAACGTCATCAAGGTCGCCCACCTTGTCAAAGCCCAGCTGACCTCGCTCGTAGTATGCGTAATGGTAGAAGCCGTTTTCGTCGATGAAAATATTGTAGTCATCGTTCTTCCGGATGACGCCGACAGACAAAGGTTCGACACCTAGCTTTACTGCTAGCCGATCTACCTCGGACTGCAATTCCACAGTTTTATCGTCCAAGGGGTGGCCCCTCCCTAGTCAAAATTCCTTCTCTTATCAATTCCTCCACAGATGGCTTAACGCCGTCTGGTCCAACGATCATGTATTGGGTTGCCCCGGGTGATGGGGTCTGCCCGTAGAACGGCTGCACGGGTCCTTCAACGATCTGCCAGCCTGGGGGCAATGGATGACCAGTGACCATGTACCGGTTGTAGGCGCCACCTACGGCTTCCGGCGCGAGCGCACGGTCCGTGAATGATGCGCCATCGGGGGCAAGGTAACGACCCCCTTCATGGCCGAATCTGTCAATGATGGTTCCCGGTGGCAGTTGCGCCGGTTGTGGTGTGTAGCCGGGCGGAAATCCGTCATTACCCGGATAGACACGTGTTTCTGGTGTGCCGTATTGGGTTTCGAAGTCTTTCCATGGAATGCCGCCTGTGGCGTTCCAGTCCTGTAACAAGGCTCTGGGTGCGCCGCCTTCGGTGATGAGTTCGGCTGGTAGTCCTGCCCTGACAGCGGCGCCCTCGCCACCGAGGATGAGACCGGGTACAGCCTGAGCCGCTATCGCCGATTGTTCCCCCAGGAAGGCTTTGGGGTTGTCGATGAGTCGGTGGGCGTTGTCGATTCGTTCGGGGCTCATTTCGGTGGGATGGGCTAGCTCGCCGAAACTGTTCTTGAGGCCCGTGCCAGCGTCTCCCCAGGCGTCTTTGAATTCTCCCAGTCCGTTGGCCCCGACCATGTCTTGAACGCCTTTGATGCCCCTGTCCCAGGAGTTGTGGAACGCCTCGCTGAATGACTCACGGGCGCGCTCTGGTGGTGGGCCAGGTTCGGGTGTTGCGACCATGGGGCGGTCCTGCTGGGCGCCCTTGATGGCCTCGGACAGCTTGGCCTCTACCTGATCGGGTGGGTACTGCGTGGACAAGATGCTGCGGAACTTGTCAATAGCGGCCTTGCCCTGCGGGGTGTTGGGGTCCAGCTTGGGTGCGGGCATCGTGCGCGCATCTGGTGGTGGTGGCGGCTTGTCCAAAGGGCTTTTGGGCTCGTTAATACCCATCACGCCCAGGTTTCCGGTCAGACCGCCCAGCCTGCTCGGATCAACGGGCGGCTTGTCGCCAGGCGAGCGTGGACCGAGCACGGATGCGTGTGGATCGGTGGCGGTAGCGGCTGCGGCCTGTGTGGTGGCCGGGTCGGTGGCCTTGGGGTACTGCTGTTTGTAGTCGATCGTCTCGGCTGCCGGTTGGCCTGGCGTGGCGTCGCGCAGGATCTTGCGTGCATCGACTAGGGCCGCTTTGGGGTTGATGCGGGAGAGCATTTTCTCGCGCGCACCATCGGTCTGTGTCTTGAGTTCTTGGGTGGCCTTCTCCCACTTGGCGACATACTCGCGTAGTTCACGCTCTGCGTCGGCCACGATCTGTTTGTTGCGGGCCACCGATTTTTCGCTTTCACCCTCAGCCGGGTGATAGGTCATCGTGAAGTCTTGACTGACCGTGACACCCTCACGCAGAGCGTTGGTGACGAGGTTCTGCCCGCTGGTCAACGGCGGCAACACTTCATAGGTGATGGTGGCAGTCGCCAGCTTGACGACATCCTCGACGGTGTCGTCCGCATTATCGGTGCCCTTGCAGTCATCGGCGGCAGCCTCTTGCGCGGCGGTGGCCGTCTTGCCGGACCAGTACGTTCCGTTCGGGGTAGTGGCCCACCGCTTGTAGTCGTCGTGGTTCGCTTTCAACGCGGCCGTGCGGGGCCGCCAGCTGTCCACCACCGCCATATAGGCGTTGGACTTGGCCGCCATGAACTCATCGAGCGTCGTCACGACTACGCCCTCATGCGCGCAGCGGCGGCTGATAGATGCTGGGCAGCTTGTAATACCCGGCGTTGAGCTGCTCGGTGGTCAGGAAGCCCTTGTGTGCCTCGTCAAACACATCGCTGATCGTCTCCAGGCGAGCGGCGGCGATGCGCTCCACATCCGAGATCGCTTTCGAGAAAGCCTCCAGCGCCGCCAGGCCAGGATCGGCACCAGCGCTCGCGTGATCACCGGCAGGGATACGGCCCCGGACCTCACCCGCAACGGCGCGCAGGTGCGGGCCGATCTTGCCCATCGCGTCGAGGTCGGCCTGAAGGATTTTGTCATCGCTCAAATGCCCAGCCCCCGCCCGTGGTAGTTAATGAACTACGGGCACAGTACACCGCACAACTACGCAGCGGACACCTGACAGAGTGTGCAGGAATGCAGGCGGCGGGATATCGATGTTGTCGGGCAACTGGGGCGACTAGCTACTAGACGACGTGTAGACCGCCTGGGCGCGTGTCACTGAACCGTTTCTTCGCGCCCATGGATACTGCTCGGACCTGTTCGGGTGCGACGGCGGTGTAGCGCTGGGTCGTTGCAACGGAGGCGTGGCCGAGCGCCAGTTGCACGGCTCGAATGTCGTGGGTGGCGTTGTATCCCAGTGTGGCGTAACGGTGCCGCAGCTTGTGCATGGTCCAGGTGTCCGGCATGGCGCGGGACATCAGGACGCCAACGTGCCCTGGGGATAAGTGTCCGTCAATCTGCCCGGGAAACAGATATCCGCGTTTGCGGTACCGGCGGATGTCGGCAGCCAACTCGGGCGATATTGGGACGATGCGCTGCTTGCCGCCCTTGCCGTGCACCACCATCGCGGGGCCGTCGCTTTGTTCGATGAGGTCGTCTCTGTGGGCTACGGCAATCTCGCTTCGCCGCATGCCCGCTTGGGAGGCCAGCTTTGCTATCATTTGCTCTCGTTCGTCCGAGGCAAACATCGTCTCGTCGAGTACGTGATCGGGCGCAGGCCTTGGCCTGGGCGGGGACTCTGGTACATACGGTAGGTCGATTGCGGGGTTATCTGCTGTGTGCCCCTTTTTGATGCACCAGTCGAAGAACTGGATGCACACAGTGCGGACCGTCCGGCGATGGTCATTCGACCAGTCGTGCTCGGCGCACAGCTGTTCTAGCATGTCGTAGGTGACTTCGCGGGGAGATTGGGCGGGCAGTCGGCGCGCGACGGAGCGGATTGTGCCGCGCCGGTTGCGGATTGTTTCGGCGGCCATGCCGGACAGCTTCAGGAACGCCGCCCAGCCGCATATCGCCAGTGTCCAGTGCTCGCTAAGGGAATAGAACTCCCGCCCCATACCCGTTTTTCTTACTCCGAAACCTGCTGTTCCGTTGGGGTTTTCGCAATGTTCAGAAGACGTTACAATTCTTAGCTCGGCCTTAGGTTGTTTGCTCGACCCCGACCGCTTCCTCATGCGACATCCGGTTCGGCAGCGTCGTCCGGCGCCCTGAATGGCGTTCGACCGAAATCACCAGGTAGAACCACTCCAGACATGTAATCGGACGGTTATTGGTTCGAGTCCAATCGGGGGAGCAACGTTTGACATGTGTGAACACAGTTTATGCACTCGGTGAGTGATTCTTCTTGTCCGGTTCATGTCCGGTCTGGTCGCCACCGCCATCCGTCGGGATGGTCTGTGTTTCGGCGGCGCGTAGCGCGTCGAGGCCAACGGCTACATGGTCGAGTTCGTCTGCGTAGAGGTCGCTGTAGACGTTGGCAGTCACGGTAGGCGTCGAGTGGCCCATGGTTTTCTGGACGTAGCGCAGGTCAGCACCGGACTTGCGCGCCAGACTGGCGTAGGTGTGCCGCAGCTCATGAATGGTCAGCGGAGCGAGCTTCGTCGCGATGAGGGCCTTGCTCCAGTTCGTGTGTTTGCGCCAGTTATTCGAGCGCAGCATTGCGCCTTTAGGGGAGGCGACTGCCGGGGCGTCACGATCACGTCCGGCGATCCGGGGCTTGAGAATATCGATCACCACCTGAGGCAAGGGCACGGTTCGTCTGGCGGCACGCGTCTTGGTGAGGCCCACGTGGATGCGGCCGGCGATTTCGGGTGCGGCTCTGTGGACGTGTAAGCGCTTGGCGTCGAGGTCGATGTCACCGACACGCAGGCCGACGAGTTCGGACCACCGCAGGCCGGTATAGGCCAGGATGATCACGACATCGCCCTGGTCGCCGCAGGCGGCAGCCAGCGTGGCAACTTCTGTGGTTGTGAGATAACGGTGGCGCTCACGTTCGGGGATGCGACCCGCAGATACGCCGAGAGACGGGTTTCGGTGGATACGCCCGTCCTCGCGGGCGACCTCCAGGATGGAGGACAACAGCCGCAACGTCTGAATTTTCGCCCTCACCCCGACCGTGAGAGCGTCCAGGAACTGCTGTACGTCCCTACGGCTGATCTCATCGACCGGCACATGCCCGAATCGGGATCGGATACGGAGCTCCCAGTGTTGGGTGTAGCCGCTCCACGTCTTCGGCGATACCGCAGGCTTTTTAGTGGCTGCGTAGTGCTCCCAGATCGTGCTAAGGGTAGCGCGGCCCAGGCGGGGATCGAAACGCTGGTGGCCGCGGGCGGCTTCATTGTCGCGGTCAGCCTTGAATGCTTTGGCTTCCCGCAACGTGGCGAAAGTGCCCGAAGTCTCTGTCCACCCCGAAGGGGACACAGAATCGCGGACCAAGTACCTGACCTGGTATCGGGGTTGCCCGGATGCGTTGAGGCGCTTACGGATACCGGGACGTACAGAGCCTGCCATTTATCGACGCACCTGGCGCATCCACTTTCGTACCTCCGCCGAGTCCCAGCGGCGCACGCGGTCGGACAACGAATAACAGGGCGGCCCCACATCTTCACCTTGGTCGCGTAAGGCGGCCCAGCGATTGACTGTGGCAGCTGATACCCGAAGTAGCTCAGCTACCTCGGGGGCCATCAGAAACTCTGGAAAGCCTTCCCCGCTTGAAACGGCATTGCCGAGTTGCTGCACCTTCATAATCCTTGCTCCTTGCAGTGATTGCTCACGCGGAACCATCAATGGATGGTTCCTTGTGCCTGAATGAGTTCCACGTCAACGATCTGATTGATCCGGCATATGGTCCGGCACATCCGCTAGGGCGCGACTGAGCAGGTCCAAGGGGTCGGCAGTAAGAGACTGGTGCTGCTCAACAAATTCTGCGACAACAGATTCAGGGATGAACGGCGCGCGGAATTTGCGCAGCGCGTCGTCGACAAACGAGACGCCGACGCCTTGCGGTAGCCCGATGGGAGACACGGCATCTTCGGATGTCAACTCGCCCAACACGGCCACCGCAGAATCGCGATTTCGAACGTTGAAGCAGATACGTACCTCAGCGTTATCGCGAATCGCGGTCGGAATTGCATCCGCTGTTGGTCGCTGGGTCGACAAGACGACAACACAGCCAGCGCTGCGGCCGAGGCGCACTAACGACCTAAGGATCGTCTCAATCTCGGATGCAATCTGCTTGTCGTCCTTGGTTGAGAACGCGGCTGGAAGAAGCTGTTGAGCTTCATCAATCAGGACCAGAAGAAGTGGATTGGTCGGAGACAAAGGAGCGGACCAGAAGTTAGATGTGCCAAAGAGATCCGGCATGACCTGTCGGCGTTGCTGCACCACCAACTCGATATCGCGCAAGGTATCTCGAACCTCTAGTGGCGACGCATCAGCGCCGTGGAATCGATAGCACCGACAACGCAGCGAGTCCAGATCGTGACCACCCTTACCGTCGATCACGCACATCTGCACCAATGGTGACGGCGAGAGCGAACCAAGGGCACCTGTCAACCAAGCCGTCTTACCGCTGCCTGGCAGACCGCCAACGATGACGCCGCTCTTGTTGGCCAGTGGAACCGACAGAGATGCGCCCACCTCGTCAATCCCTAGATTGAGAACGAGATCGTTAACAATCTGAACCTGGTCCAACACCAGGGGAGACGCAAGGGGATCTGCGGTGCGGAGCTGCACCTCAAGATGGTCCGAGCAATCAACGATCACCACCTGAGGGATGGACAGCGCAGTCTGTAAACGAGGAGCCGCAGATCTCCAGGTGTCAGCAGAATGACCAAGAGCTGGTACCACATTAACCACAGCGCCGAATGGCTCGTGTCGGGCGGGGCCTATGACCCGTGGTAAATGTTCCACGGACTCAGCGGTTCCCGACCAACGTGACTGCGCTCTGCTGATGTTAGTGAGTCCCACTGCGCGACAAAGATTCTGGAACCGGTGGCGAGACTGCAGAAGCCGGATCAT